TATATGGGGTTAAGGCTACATTTGATAAACTCACGACGCTGAAATTCAGTCATGGAAGTTTTTCCAGGCTTTTTGATTATTTCATAGTCGCTGTTGGTTGGCATTACACTAGTTAGCCTTAACGAGCAAGTGTTAACTCAACAACACTGCTATTTTTTTAACGACTGCCTTTTGATTCTAGACAAGGGACTACGAGAACCGTTTGTTACTGGATCTTCCTCAGCCAAGGGATCCTTGTCAAATTCGTCACGCACAGTTGCTGTGAGAGGGCTTTGAGTACCAGATGAGATGTCAATGTCTTCTAGCAAGAATTTGGCATACTCACCAGTGAGATATTCCAACAGGTTTTCTTCTGCTGCATCGTCTTCCATGGTGTTGTCAACCCCTGCATGACCAAACTTTTGCTTGGGATTCAATGGAGTGTAAGATGACGCATCTTCGTATTTTTTCAATCTTGCTAGACTGTGCTCCACAGTGTGACCATAGTCGTACATTTCGTTAAGATCATTTGATTCCATCATGCCAGTGCCATAGCACTCATTGCAAATTTCTTCATTTAGATGATCGTATCCAGTGCCGTCGCAATTGCTGCACGCAGCGGCATCGCCAGTGTTGGCAACTGCTTGATCAGCAGCATCGTGCGGGCACATGCCGGACCCACTGCAGTGAGTGCAATCACTACCAGTTGCATCACAACCGATACCATGGCATGCGCAGCATTTGTACATGGTTTGCACAGCATGGTCAGAAACTTCTATTCCGCTCAACTGCTTCAAGCGAGCCAACTCATGGCCGTCAGCTGGTTGAACAACCACATCAAGATTTGGAATGTCAGTGGTGATTGTCATGTGATAAGGTGTATTATCTGTCATTTGGAAGTCCTTGGGCTATTGCGACTGCGGCGTGTTGATTTTTCAAAGTGTTCGGTTTTGGGTTGAGCAACATCTGCAAAACCACCTGAACGATTCATTAGTTCGTGATCGATGGGTAGTTTACCAGAAATTTTGCCGGCTGCTAGCGGAGCATCGGTAATGTGACTATTGAAATTTTGCATGTCTTGAACTGGTTCAAGTGTGGTGCTTTTAACAAATTCGTCCATTTGTAACCACGAAAACAATGGGTCACTGGGTTCAACACGATCACTTTTTCTAGTGCGAGCAATATCACTGAGATATCCTAAAAAGTTTTTATTGTATTCGTTGCCGTACATGTCGATGTCAGCTGGTTGCTCATCATCGCGATAAAGTCGGTCAGTGGACAGCCTTACAATCTTTGACAATCCTTCTGCTGCAGCTTGTGCATGTTGTTCAAGCTCCAGTTCGCGATCAGCTGACGATTGCTCAACTGGTTCTTGTTCGTTACGAACCAATACAAAATTTTCAGATACATTTAGTAAACTTTTGATTTCAGTTTGTAACACATATGGACTGATTGGAACTTGAACTTCGGCTTGTATTTTGAACACTCGACGATTTGGTATATTGTAAAAATCCAAACCATCGTTGTCGACTTCCATGGGACGTTGTATCTCAGTTAAACCAAAGCGTTTTAGATATCGTTCAACTGCATCAAACTGTGCATCAGATGGCGAAAAAGCAAACTTGATAGAAATTTTGCCTCGGTGCACAGACTCGTTCAAATAATTTTTTAATGTTTTGTTCACGTATGTTACCACCGCTATTGTTCAAAAGTTATGCTTTATTTATTATCGTTATCAATTTCACTCAATTCTTTACGAACCTGAGCCAGTAATTCATTTCGATCTATCAGTGTTGCATCACCGTCGATTGCATTATCGTGTTTGGCTGGAGATTGATTTTCCAGACGCATTTTGTCCAACTGCAACTTGAGCAGTTTAAGCTTTTTATCAACTTTGGAATTCTTGGCTTCAAGACCAATTTTGAGCATTTGACCACTGCTGGAAAATATTTCTCCCGCATGTCTTATTTCCACACTCATGCCAAGGTCTCGCAAATCTCTATGTGCTTGAATGGCAAGCTCTGCAATTTCATCCATTTCGCGATCATGCGCATCTCGACCACGAAATTGTCTAAACTGTTCGTCAATTAATTCAGCATGACTGAGAGCTTTGGTAATCACCTCTTCGGTGAGTTCATCATCGTCGATTGCTGGTACATCGTTATCAGTAACATTGTCAGCAATTGATTCCAGGTCAAAAGTTTCTTCAAGTTTGGAAAATGGTGTTGTGTTCATCGTTTTTTACCCTTGGTGACCCAAATGTCATCTTCGGTAATTACCCTAAAAGCTAAACCATTCTTTTTGGCATATGTCATGGCCGCAGCCCACTTGGCAGTGTTTAGTATCAATGCTGCTTTGTCTCTGCGACTGGTTGCACTTTCAACCATTGCTTCTTTCTTGGGTTTAACTTCCACTAACTCGGCTCGTCTAGCACCGTTCTTGTCCTGATATAAAACCAAAAAATCTGGTACATATTGACTTTGTTTTCCAGTTAATGGATTTCTATAAGGAATACGCACGCTTTCACTTGCCCACTGTATTACACTTGGATGTTGATCTAAAAAATGCATTACTCTGTACTCCCACGAACTTCTTGCAAACGGTGTTGGATTACCAATAAGCTTTTGCGGATTCTTTGGTACGAAGTACTGCTGATTGTATTTGCTCATAAAAATTATTTATGAAAAATTTCTTATACTAGGTTGATAATGTTGCAACTTTTATCGATGCATTCAATACTATGTTATGTGACCAGTTGGGATCTTGATTGGTTGTCATGTACCCCATCTGATTGTGGTCGGTTTTGACCGAGTTTAGTGCTGATAGAAATGCCGGATCTAGCTGTCCATTCACATATATACTGTCGACACTTTTACCAGTCTGCCGACAATACTGCACAGCAATTGCTGCCATGGTTTGTGCCATTTCGTCGCTGGCACCGTGCTGACTAAACATTCCATATGCATAATCATAAATGTTTCCTGTTGACATGGTCGATCCTTACGTGCGTGTAATGGGAGTTGATGTATTAGATGTTGAGTCACTAATTGACTCCCCGGGTGATATCTGATTTCCATAATTATCGAGAACTAGAGCACGGTGTGTGGTACTGCCCGATGTCACCTGAAACGAATTAAGATTTTGTATTTGTGGGTTTTCACGTGTGTCTGTTACTGGATCCTGCAAATTGGTTGGGTCGTTATCAAAGTCTTCTTGTGGATTACCAGTTTTGCCCAATCGGTCCAAGTCGTCATCACTGCCGTCAGGTAGATCTTGACCAGGTCCTTTTAGGGCTTGCTCAAAGTCTTGATCCGTATCATCGGAATCTGGTATATCGTCTATGTATGGGTCTGGCGAACTATAATCTTGTGCCTCATGTCCATAATCACTTGGTATCTCGTAATATGCTCCGTCGCCGTATAGTGTGGTAGCAGCAGTTGCTGCAGATATCGTACCAATTTCTGCAGCTGGCTGAGTAGACGATTGCGGATAAAAAGGAGTAGAGAAAGTATTAGACAATTGACTAAAACCATAAGAAATCTGATTGGTCGACGATGCCAACTGATTGGTGGTCAGTTGCACTTGATTTAGCAATGTTCCCACTGAGTTCACAGTGGGATGAGTAAACACTTGTTTGATGTCGCTTGATATACTGCCAAAGTTAACAGCGCCAAATGCTCCCAGCACACTGTGCGAAAACACACTGGGTGCAGCAATCACGTTGTTAATCTTTGACACCACACTGTTGAATGCTGACCCAACTCCAAACAAGTTGTTAATTGAGTTGTTTGCTATACCAGAAAATTGCGCAGTTGGAAAATTTTTGGGTAAAAAGTTTGAAGAAGTATTTGTGCCTCGAAAAGTATTTGTGATATAGTTTTTGTCAGCTGTAGTTATTTCGCCAAGTTGAGTAGGTGGTTCAAGGTGCACATCCACTGCGAAACCAAATTGACTAGCCAAGTCAGCAGTGATGGTAGCGCCACTGGCTGCATATTCAAGTGATTCGTAATCAACTGTCATGCTCATTTCTTCAGACCCGGGTTGTTCACTGTCAAAATTTTGCCAATCCACATTGCCTATTCTTGGATTGATATAGTTGATCTGAGTGTATTTTCTACCAAACAGTGCATATAGTTCAAGTCGTTTGAAAAAATTAATTTGCTCACTAACTGGTCGCAAACCCCAACCGCTGCTGTCGTTGAATTTTCCAACCACACTATCGTCAAATACCGAACTATCCTTGGGACGGCTATCGCCAAAATAATATCTGAAATAATTAACCCATACCTGCAGTATTCTATCGTCCACTGTATCGTGGAATCTTATTTGTATGGGATTGTACTTTAATCGTGTGTATGCATATCTTTTACGGTTGTACTGATTAAGCTCTTGTACCTGCAGATCAACCTTGGGTTTGTCAATTGATTTGATCATGAAACTGATACCCTGCTCGTATTTGCCGATATCCTTTAGGTTGGGAAACAAATTCTGTGCATCGCTGTTGACAACAAACGTTGCATAGTACATGAACTTGTATCTTGGTATACTGCGCATGCGCTGACCAGGATTGTTCGCTCCAAAAAAGTTGGTGGCCAACTGCTTGCTTCTGTAAAATGCCGGAGGATTGGTCTTGGGTATGCTCATAGAAATATTTAGCTATAAAAAAATCAAAAAAATAGGCTGTACTAGTACAGCCTATTTTGTAAAAACATTTGAGTACTAGTAATTATCCAACCAGTGTTCCTGTACCGGTTGCTGCCTGTCTTAATGGCATTATGGTACTGTCTTGTGTGGCATTGTCGTATCGCACCTGCATTTGAATGGTAACTGCTTCACTGCTGGAATAGTCTAGTGATTCGTAGTTAACTGACTGCAAGAAGCAACCCTCTAGATACCAATTTTCCAACACTCCAGTGTTTCCACCATCAAGCATTTCAATCTTGGTTGTAAACTTGTAATTGATACCACTGAGCGGGCTGGTTTGATCAAAGTGGTTCATTTGCTTTTGTAGCTGAGCACCAATCAAACTGCTCACACTGTTGTTGACATCGTCGCGTACAGTCAGGTTAATGGGTTGCCATTCTGGCTTGTTGGCATAATACATCACACTGTTATAACTGTGAATGGCTGTATCATTATGGTTGATATTGGGACGATCTACTGTTTGCACCTGTCTAGTCAGTTCAAGCCCTGCACCAACTGGTCCAAAATTCTGCATGCTGACTCTAAAACGATAACGTAACTTTGGCATCAATATGCCATTACCACTGGTACCCGGTGTCAGTGGTACACCAAATTTGCTTAATGTTGGTTGAAAAGCCATAATACATTGTCTCCAATACTGCTAATATTATTTAGCATCATTGAATGGAGACGCTTTATATACCAAGTTTATTGATAGTTTTGCAACAAACCCTAACTAGATGCTGTCCTTGTACTTGTTTTCCACAAGTGGTTTCCATTCAGATATTCGATCATATTGATGAAGTATACTATATTTTTTACCAATACTGGTTGTAGCGTACTCGCCATCAAATACAGGCGCTGGTTCCAATAGATACGGTGTAAAATTCTTAGATGTGTCTTTACTGGTCCCTGCTTGGCACGCCCAGCCGTCTTCACTAAGTGCAAACTTGGTGATGGACTTATATGGCTCAGTGTTAAGCAGCACATTCAATGCTGCTTGGTCTGGATTATGTACCGGATTGTTGATGCTGAGAAGATAGATGTGCAAAAATAAATCTTTCATGACAGTTACTTCACCAGCAAGTACTCCGCAGTTCCAGATGGTGTTGTTTTTCATATGGTTGTATACAGCTGGAAAACTGTTCAATAGATTTTCATTACCCCAGGGTTCGTTGCAGTATTGAATACTTTCGCTGCTAACACAGATCTTTTTATCTCCGAGATTGTGTTCTAACCATTTGGTTGGATCTTGTTGAAACACAACATCCTTGACATCGGTGGTTATTACATATCTGTATTCATCAAGATTGGGTAACGAATTAAAAAATTCCCAAAGATGAAAAAACCTAGAAACCACAACTACAAATGCATGAGGATAATAAAAAATTTGTTTGGCATCATCTCTAGCAAATGCACGTATGTTAAATTGTTTATCAAGTAATTTTTGCACTGTGGCAAATGTGGAATTATACACTATCATGAGTTTCTCTCCGGAGAAACCAGATTGGTCCACACTGTTTGCCCAAAATTGTATTTTATCCCAGTCATAGTCGGTAAAACATCCAACTATGATATCTCGTTTTGTTTGAGTCATTTAATGCCATCATAACAGTGTACACTAAATGATAGTGCACAAAAACACAATATCTGTCAATATTTGTTATAAGGCTATGCGCCATATACCTGGAGCAGCCGACGACGGTATAAAGCTAGACCATGCGCCATCGCTCCATTCCAGTAATCGTTGGTTGTACAGGTTGTTGACAAACTGTGTAGTGGTGGTATTGAGACGACTGTTAAAACTCACAGTCCAATGGCTGCCGTTGTATTCAATAATGTCATCGGCAACTGCATTTAATGTACCCCATAGTTGACTGGAGGTTGCCAAATTGCTCAACAATAGATATCGTTGTCCAAGAGATGCTGCACTTAGTCCTGCGCCTGGACCAACCTTGGTGGGATCAATTACTGCTGTTATTGGGGTCAATGTTGTTGCAGGCAATTTAGAAGTGTCTAAAAACCACAGCAGCTTGTTTTGATCGGTGGCGTGATATTGTATCCTACCCACCAAGTCACTTGGATTCCAAGTGAGATTAGATGAATCAGCAAGTAGTCTTATCTCGCTAGCATTTTGATCATATACGCTGTATTCTCTAACTTGTCCATATGCTTCAAACAGTCTCCACCAGGCCAGCGTACCTCCTGGATAAGCAGCAGCTTGTATACCCAGGCCAATGGTGGGATGACCAGTTACGTCCACAAACACATTGTCGCTGCCATTATAGTTGATAAATTTCACTTGATTGAAGTCGTATAGCTCGCAAGTGAAATTGGTATTGGCCAATGCAGACTTTGCAGAATTTATAAAAGACCCGATATCATTTGAAGTTATTGCTATGTCAATACCATTAAATGACAGCACCTGCCCTGGTGTAAACGATGGTGTTACTGCACTAAATGTCACAGTTGGCAATAGATCGGCATCAGCAGTATTACCATTTGATTGCACAAGACTCAATTCATACTTGTTGATGCCCACTGGATTTATTTTTATTCCATAGTCACCGGGTGTGGTAACCACTCGATTTATAAATTCATAATCGGTCCACTCAACATCAGCTTCATCTTTGCTGCCTTGAATAATGTTGGTAACAATCTCTTCGATTATGGCCTGTCTCTTGAGTTTTGCAGGTGGGTTCAGCCAAGCATGCACTTTGAATTGCATGCTGGTGATATCTATTGCTGTGTCAGTACCAACTGGTACTGCAACACTGGACCATGTGATACTGTCCATTAGCTCAATATAACTCAGCATGGTCCAATCCAGTGGATTATTGCTGGTTTGAAAATCTATTGCAGGATTATACAGTGTTAAAATTTGTTCTAGTAACTGTTCTTTGACGTCAATGCTGCTGACCCAAATGGTAACTTCAAACGTGAGATTATATGGTACCGGCATGTACCTTTCCACTGTGTATCTATTGCCCATTTGATTGGTATACTTTTGTTGCTCTTCATCATAATATCTTTCATTGACTTGCACACGCTCAACCAAAGAAGGATCTTGTCTGCGTTCTGGGGACATGTTGATACTGGTAAGGTAACATGCAATAAATGGAGTAGTGGGTAGTTTGTTTTCACTGTTGCCTTTGATGATGGATGCTGCGATTCTTGATTGCTCGCCATAACGACACGGCACTCGATGCAGGGTTTCATTTGCTGTACCTGCACCAAATTTCACATAGAAGTTGCTGAATGCTCGCACAAACTGCAATCTATAGGCACGTAACTGTTCGCTATACCACCAGTCCATCGATCTTAACCTCTAAGAATAGATAAAAATTTAGTATAATTGCTTTCTCTTTCACTTTCACCCAGGTAGCCACCATTGATCCTGTGAGTAACTTCTCTAAAGTTTCCCTGATCAGTTAATGCTGTTAATCCATGTTTGGTCCAAAACCAGCATGCACTATCAACAGCACCCTGATAGTCTTGTAACAGATCTGGGTTGGTAAGCAATCTATCATCATGGTAGAGGTCCTGGCTGCATGTGGCATAATTGGATCGGCCAGTGATCTGCAGTATTCCTCTACCTCTGTACCGATATCCATCTCCAGAAGACTCGTCGCCATTGCCAATGCGATTTGCATAAATCTTATTGCCAATTTTTTCAGGCTGTCTAGCATAGGGCACAGCTGATTCAACTGTGGGAAACAAACGCGGAAATGTTGCATGAAGACCAGCTGAACTGTAATTTAAATTTTCGTGTAATTGTGTATAGTTATTGCTTTCGTGTGCAGTTTGTGCTAGAAACTCAGCAACTTCTTCAACAGTTACAATGTTATGACTGGGTAGAGAGTTAGACAGTGCTGCAAACCATTCTGCAGCATGTGCATTGGCAAGACATGCTGCCAATTTGTCTTGGGTGAAGTTGAAATTAAACTGTGTCATGTTGATTCCTTAAACTATGTCTGGATCTAATTTGGCTTTTACCACATTACGCAAGTTTTGCTGCTCGGGCACCTGTGTGCCGTCAGTCATGGTAGAAGTATTTTTGTTGTTAATAAAGGTGGCAAGAGTTTCATTGGCCGGTAGCCAAGGTTGTCTATAGTTGACTTCAACTCTGGACCATTTGTTTTGCTTTCTCTGATACAGCACACTGGGCTGATAATCAGTTCGCAGGAAATAGTCGCCAATATTGGGATCAAGTGGGAAAGTTGATCCACTGTTAACAGGTTTACTGCCGTTTGGCGGTATACCGTCGCCAGCCCAGATGCTTACCGGTACATTTAAATCACCCTGCAGTACATAATAGTGTGCACCTTGAAAATTTCTAAAAGGTACTTCGATTTCAGCTTGTGCTACGATTGCATCATTGATGGCTATTTCTTGATTGTATGTACTCAATAGGTCACTAAGTGTTGTAATATTGCCATTGGGGTTATTGCTGGGTATGGGGTCACCATTGACATCAGTTGCAGGCAAGTCAAGAATTTGTTTGAACTCTTGACTGTCAGGCATGGGAGAACATTTTACTCTCCATATGTGAGCATGCCATGTGGGACTGTATCCTTCTGCTGGGCGCACACCTTCGTCAACAACATAAAACTTGGAAACTGCGTTTTCCTGCCCCATCACTAGATTATCACGCATGTGAACAATTTCTACAACATCGCCGCTCATGAGCTTGCGACCAATTTGGTCCACCATGTTGTTGAGATGAAAGGTAATAAACACAGTGTCATTTGACAAAAACAATCCAAACTGTCTTAGGTCGAATTCTTGATCACTGACTGCATGATGCCCTTTCATGATATAAATGTCCGGATCGTATTTGCGATCACGTATTTCCATGTTGAGCACATCTTGGATCACCAACTCTGGAGTTGCTGATGTAGTTGTGGTTATATTGGGTTTGGTTGCATCATTGCTGTTTAACTGATCTTGTGGACCGAGATATTTGTGTATCCAAAATTCAGTGCCACCTATAGAAAATTGTTCAGCAACTTGCCGATCAATTAGTTGATAATCTTTGGTGCGTGCTGCTGCACCTTTCCACAATGTTAACTTGGGCATAACGTTGTATTTAGTTTGGTATTTTAGCTCGACATTAAACCCATAAGCTGTTATAATAGTTAGTGAAAAGTTGTATGATTTTTAAGGAATGTAATCAATGATAAATTCTGCGTTCAACGACAAGCATACTCGGGGCAGCGAGCCAGATTGGTATGCGATCAATCCCAGCAGCGAAAATCATGTTGAATTGTACAGAAATGCCATGACATGGACCAGATACGAGTTTGATTATTCTGCTCTCAAAGAGCAAACAGCCGAATATTGCAAGCTCAACAACATTGACTGGGAGCGCATGTGTCATGCACCAGATTGGCAATTTTGCACTGTGGGACAAATTGCTGCCATCATGAATTTTGGCGGACAAGTGCCTGAGCAGTCCATGACATGGTTCATGGACCAATTGGAGAACAAAATTGCACCTGCATCCAAAAAGGTTGCTGCACAAATATCCGAAGAGTTAATCAATTACGATGAGTTGGATGCTCGACAAAAAAATATTTTGCTGTATGTGGATCTATACAGCCGTATTGATTTACTGCGCACCAAATACAACCACGATACCGAACAACTGGTGGTGCATTTGAACCGATTGATGGGAAGATATAATCCCAAAATCGGCATGATCAAAACTCTCTATCGTCATTACAAAGAACTGTTTGATGACGAAATCAAGCACATACAGCAGCCAGGGTATGCTGACTCAATTGAATCTCTAATGTGCGTGGTTAATTTTATTGCCAATCGCAGCGGCAATGCGTCAGCTGTGATAAACAGCAAAAAACTGGACAAAAAGGTCATGTTGCGGGCTAGCAAAATGACCATTAAGAATTTTGATTCACAACTGGGACTGGTTGGAATTGATCCAGGTCTAGTGGTGGGAGCCAAAATGGCACTGGCATTCAACAGCAAAACAAGAAAGCTGTCGGTGTACATTGCCGAAGAAAACCAAACGCTTGACATCAAGGGCCAGTATATCATTAATTTTGATCAATCACGCAGCTTTGCAAAAACCATTCGCAAACCCAAAGACACACTGACAGCAGTCAACATGTCCAGTCAAAAGCGAGTCACGGTGGTGTTTAGCGAACACACCAAGGGTAAAAATCACGAGCTCACAGGAAAAATGGGCAAAGACGTTATCTTGATAAAAGCTTTCAAAAATTAACTCAGCAGACTACATGGTCCGTTTGCTCGATAAATATCAGCAAAGAAGGATGTGTATGCATGAGCAATAGTGATCTAAGACAACAGATAATCGATGATGTACAACGCATGCTGGGCGGTAGCATGGTTGACATTGAGTTGGATCCCGAAGATTATACTACTGCATTAAATCTAGCATTTGATCGATATAGACAACGTGCCAGCAATGCAACCGAAGAAGCATACTTGTTTTTGAGATTGGTTTACGAGCAGTCTGAATACACACTGCCCGATGAAATAATTTCAGTTAGAGGAATTTTTAGACGAGGCATTGGCGAGACCACTGGAGGAACTCAGTTGGATCCATTTGCACTAGCATATACCAATTTGTACTTGTTGCAAGCTGGTGCTGGTGGAGGATACAGTGCTGGATTGCTCACATTCGAACTGTTCTACGATTATCTCAAGCAAGCTGGACGCATGTTTGGTCGAGATTTTAACTACACATACAATGTTGCTACCAAAAAGTTATCAATAGTGCGTAAACCCACCGGCGGCGAAGATGTGCTGTTATGGGTTTACAAAATTAGACCAGATGAAGAAATTTTAAACGACCCATTTAGCCGGCCATGGATCAGAAATTACACACTGGCATGGGCCAAACAAATGCTAGGTGAAGCATACAGCAAGTTCAATTCCGTTGTTGGACCACAGGGAGGCACAACCCTCAAAGGTGACGCTCTCAAGAACGAAGCCAAAGAAATGATGACCGAGCTGGAAAAAGAATTGGACCTATACATTGATAACAGTCAGCCCTTGGGTATAATAATAGGCTAGTTGCGTTCAATTTTGTATATATTTTACTAATGTTGTATCATTAGTGACTGTCTCCAGATACGGCTTAACCATATGAGTGTGATATGTCAACTGTGTAATCAAGTGTTTGACAAACAAATCACCAACCGTCATCTCAAATACAAGCATAATATAACCACTACCGAGTATAAAAATCAGTTTGGCAAGTACAGCCTCACTAGTGAAGAATACCGTGCGGCCAAAAGCCAGCAGTCAAGTGGAACAAACAATTCCATGTATGGTAAAACTCATACCACTGATACCAAAAAAAGAATAAGCACCCGTAAAAAAGGACAACCTGCGCATAATTTAGGCAAAAAAATAACTGACGAGCAAAAACAGCTTCTCAGCAGCAAAGCCCACGAACGAGCACAAAAATACAAAGAAACTCAAACTCATCCAAGAGTTGGTAAACCTATCAAGGCCGAAACAAAAAATAAAATCAGTCAATCATTAACTGGTCGTGTCACTGCAACCATCGAGTCAAAACAAAAATCAAAAGCAACCAAGATATTAAATGGTACATACGGATTGGCTCCCATGCAGGGTAAAAAACACTCGGATGCTACCAAGCAAAAAATAAAAGCATCGCTGTTAAATTTGGCTGAAACTAGACACCACACGACTTATGAGAAAATAATAAATTTACTAAGCTCTATCAATATATCGGTAGTCCAGTTTGATCAACACAATCAATACATGTTGCTTGAGTGTCAGGCATGTAATAATCAGTTTGAATTTACCAAGCAATATACAACACCGTCAAAATTTCGAAAAGATTTATGTCCATATTGTCGACAGTCAGTTGCACACAGTGCAGCAGAATATCAAATACTTGATTTTATCAAAAGCTTGTTACCCGAGCAAACAATATTAAGCGGTAATCGATCAAAAATTTATCCACTTGAGCTGGACATATATATACCAAATCTAAATATAGCAGTTGAATATTGCGGATTATATTGGCATAGCGAGCTTAATGGTAAAGACTCAAAATATCACCTGCATAAATTACAAAAATGTCAAGAAAAGGGCATCAAGCTAGTCACTATTTTTGAAGACGAATGGATAAACCATTCTCATCTGGTAAAAAGTCGTCTGAAAAATTTGCTGGGAAAAACTACAAATAAAATTTCAGCAAGATCATGTACTGTAGTAACATTAGATAGTCATAGTGCTAATCAATTCTGTAAAAACAATCATATACAAGGTTCTGGACGAACCAACCATGCACAGGGACTTGTTTATCAGCAGCAGTTGGTGGCTGTAATGACTTTTTCTAAACCATCGGTTGCCAAAGGTGCAGCCAAACATGATTTCGAGCTTAATCGTTTTTGTTGCAGTATTGACACTGTGGTTATTGGTGCAGCATCTAGACTATTCGCAGCATTGATCAAAGATTTGGATCCAACCACTGTGATATCCTATAGCGATCTTCGGTGGAATTCAGGAAAAGTATACGAGATACTTGGATTTAATTTTGATGGTCAAATAACTCCCAACTATTGGTATATAGATTTTGCTCAATGCAAAAGAATACATCGGTATGCATTAAGAAAAAACACATCGGATGATAAAAATCTAACCGAGTGGCAAAATCGACAATTGCAAGGTTACGACCGAATATGGGACTGCGGTAATCTACGATACATCTGGACAAAAAAATAGCTGGGATAGTATCCCAGCTATTTTATTTATATAGTAAATTACACTAGATTTATACCGCTCGGTTAGATCCTGGCAAAGGTGTACCAGTGTTGAGAATACGTAGTGGTATATAAATGAATTCGATTGCTTTTTCAGGCTTGATTGCAACATCGATCCATAATTCGTTGCGATCGATTCTATCTGGAGTATTATTGGTTTCGTCACAAACCACTGCAAAGTCATACAGTGCACGCAATCCAACCAAGCTGTTCATAAAGCTCTGGAATGTATTGGTCACTGCATCACGTGTTTGTTTGTCATTGGGTTCAAACAAGAATGGTTTTGCTAGATTATCCAAGTTGACCACTAGATAGTTAACCAATCGTGCCACGTTAACACGATCCAGTGCACTGCTCACAGGGTTCAGTGTCTTCTGTCCATAGATCACCAATCCGCGATTTGGTATGTATGCAATTGGGTTGATGCTGTTGGTGTACAACACATCTCTCTGAGACTGATTCAATACCACTGGCACATATGTGTCATTGTTGTTGGCATCTAGATATCCAACACTGGTTGCACCAGTTACAAGACCACGGTTAAATCCAGCTGGTGCAAACCAAGGATAAGCCACCTGATCATTGTATGCATATGTTCTCAGGGCCAACACACTGGGCGGAACAAATATTTCTGATCCATCCAAGTTGGTGGCCAGTGCCCAGGGATAGTATAGTGATGCATATGGGCTGTGCGAAACCAATCCAGTTTCTCCGTCCATGCTTGCACCTGCTGCATTGGTTGCCCAATTTTGAATACTTGTACCATTGGCACTGAGTCTTGCTGGTGTATCACCAATGATGAATGCAGTGTTTTTCTTGTCTGTATTCATGATAATCATGTCATCTAACAATTCTGGATATCCGGGCACTGTGAGCAAGGTAAACGATGTGGTTTCAGCTCGTGCTTCTTGCGAATTTTCAATAGCACCCTGAAGAGCTTTTACCACTATTGCACGTTGTGCATGATATCCCATGTATGGTGTACCATCTGATCTGTTGCCGCTGGCAGTGACCCAACGATCTGTGTATGCACCGCTGGGTAGGTATCCAGGCGTCCATACCTTGACATTGTTGGTGCTGTATCGTGTGTTGAACAGCAGTAAGCCAGCTGGGTAAAGTTCTGCATTTGGTGCATCACTGTCAACGTAGTCGCTTGTGGCCATGGCTGCAGTGGTTGGTACGCCGCTTGCAGTTCCGTCATTATTGGGTCTTGCATCAGCAAAAATTATACCAGCTGGGCTGGAATGATCTGTATTGCTGATCAATTGCCAGGTTTTATTGCTGGCAATGTAACGATACAATTTTGGATAATTGGCTGTGTCTTTGCTGTCCAACCAAAGATCATAATCCACTAGTGGTGTAAGGTCACTGTGCACTGTTGGTGCAGTGGCACTGATTATTATTCCGTTTGGATCGGTTGCAGGATAAACATTGCGATAGCCTTTCCATACTTGACCATTGCTAACCATTACATCAGCAACCAAGTTAGTATTATACCAGAAAGTGCCTGCTGCTGGTGGGCCCAGCGGTGCAATGTTGCTGGCAGTATATGCAAATGGGCTCCATGCAGTACCATCCCACACCAAGAACTGCTGTGCAGCTGATGCTGGTGTGGTGTCTTCCGAATTGTATCTCAGATACACACTACTAATGGATTTGGCTGCACCAAAGCCTCCATTTGCAGCAGCATCCGAAGAGTACATGGGCACACTGCCGGTATTGGGCAAGCTGTTCAACACAATCCAGTTTCCACCTTGATATTGCTTGAGCACATAATTTGCACCTCTATCACTGGGTGTGGTGTTGATCCACACACTGCCAGATGCCAGAGCAGCAACTGAACTTGGCACAGTCAAAGAAGGACTGTATCCCTGATATGTCAGTTGTCTGCCATATGTTACGCCCACATCAATGCCTGCAGAATATAGTGGAGTTCCACTGACGTCTTGCATGGTAAAGTTGGTGCCGTTTGTGTTGGTGATAAACAATTTGTTGTTAACAGTAGTGGCCACAATTGGACCGCTAGCAAATGAATTGTTAATTTCATTAATAACACCGCCTAAGGTGTTGTTTGGACTTGCTGGCACATGTATAGTTACTGGACCACCACCTGCATCAATTGTAAACACATCACTGGTGAGATATCCTGGTGTCAAGTTAAAGGCTGCTCCGGCGGCACCTGCAGTTCCGCCAGTTACAATCACCGGATTAGTGGGATATGCTGAATAATTGCCTGCTGTGGACACAGACACAGATGCCACGCCCCAGGTGATGTTGATCGCTGCTCCAGATCCATTGCCGCTGGTGGCGCTGGGTGTTACAGGATTTGACGGAGTTGGACCAATGTACTGACCAGCTTGTATGATGGCCATTTGAGTAATTGTTCCGCCGCTGATGGCTTGAACCACCATGATAACTGGTGTTAGATAGTTTGCACCACTAAAGGTAAGTGTGTCATTAACTGCAAATCCTATACCACCAGTGGCTCCACTGCCAGTGGTAGCATATGCCACTGCCTGAATACTGGTTACATTGAGCACTGTGGAAGTTGCGTGTGTTCCGCCACTCACAGTCAGCAAATCATTTACTGCATATCCGCTACCGGTATTTGCCGGTACAGCTGATGTGGTTAACAAAGTAGCAGCATTAAATGTTGGATTTGATACTGTACCAGCAGCTGATCCAAAGTAAGTCTGTGTTGCCAATATACCAGCTGTTCGCAATGGATGATGTGTTTGTGATTGATCGTCGTTGTCTTTGAGGTATACGTTGTCGCCATCAAAGTTGGTAATACGCAAATAGTTATTGCTGCCTGTGCTGTATACACTGGCCACTGCATTGGTTCCGCCACTTGAGTTCAGCTGAATATTGATTGCTGCCACCAAGGCATTCAATGAAGTTGTGGGAGGCACAAGAACTGTTACTGGTGCACTTGAACCAACTTTTATGGTAAAACTGTCAGTGGTGTTGAATACAGGATTTGACACACTGCCAGTGATCACGCGAGGCACAGCTTCTCTCCAACCCCAACCTGCATAACGATTGTCGCCGTATGATGTGTCAGTGCTGCCAACTCTGAACCACCAAGCTTGAGTACCAAGTGTGGTGTTGAGAGTAAGTTTTTCCCAGATTCTATTTTGTTGATTGACATCACCGGGATCTGTGTTAACTACGTCTATGGCAAAATCGCCTGGATTGCCAAATGAGGATGCTGGCAAAACTGAGTTATATGGTTCAGCTGATTCAAATCCTAGATCAGTTAACACACTGGATGTGGTGTTCAACAAATCAATCACAGTGGAATTGCCTGCTGCCACAATGCGCAAATTATAGATGTCGCCATATGCTGTAGAAGTTGGAGAAAATTTACCAACTCTGCTGAAGATAGTGGCAGAAATATTTTTCATGCTCAGCTTGTTGTTGCCGTTGATTTTGCTCACAATTGAAGTTAGTGAGTCGCTTGTGGTAACTGGAATCACAATACCATTGATCACCAACGAACCGTTAGCTGAAATTACTGCAGCAGTACCGCTTGTGATAACACTTGCTGTCATTGCACTGTTGCCTTGCACCACAGTCTCAAGATTGAGACCACTGGTTATAACTTTTGGTGCATGCGATCCCCAAGCAAGTGCACTATTAACACTGCCATTGGATCTGAATATACCATATGTGCTCATGCTGGTATCAAGCCAGTATGTACCGTCAGTTACTGCACCAGCTGGTTGAACAGTTCTTGGAGCAAGCTGTGCCAAGTCAACATCGGCACGTATGACATATGCAGTGTTTGCAATGCCCAAAAACTCGTACAATGCATATAGACCATGCTCGTTAAGTTCGTTTCCGTATTGTGGTGTACCGCCAGCAGTGTAATAATTTGGATTACCAAATGTTTGAAGTACGTCGCGCTGGCTGGTTACTAGGTATAATTTTCCTGCATTTGAAGGAACTGTACCTGTAGCCAGTGCTGTGGTGCTGCCGGGTTGAAATTTGTTAGATGCTGTTGCAATAACTACCAGTGGCACTGTACCCGCTGTGGCGCTGGCATAAAAACTCTCATCAACTACTGAGACTGAAACGCCTGGGGAAACTAATGTAGCCATATTTTACCTCTTGTATGAATGAATATATCTGCGTGTGTTTATTTAGTGAAATGTTGATTAAATCATTGGTTTTTCATCACAAGGTCCTTGAGGAATCTTGAAGAGTTTGACATATTTGTATTACATTACAACTATGAAGAGAATTATAATAGGTGCAGTTGGATTCATTGGCAGTGGCAAAGGCACTGTGGGCGAATACCTGGTTAACAATCACAATTTTTACAATTTGAGTTTTGCAAAAACTCTCAAAGATGCAGTTGCAGCTATTTTTGGCTGGCCTCGCAATCTTCTAGAAGGCGACACTGCAGAAAGTAGATTGTGGAGAGAACAACCAGATGCATACTGGACCTACAAGCTGGGAAAACCCATTACACCTCGATGGGTGTTGCAATACATTGGCACTGATGTCATGCGCGATCATTTTCATAACAATATCTGGATTGATAGTTTGGAAAAACAAATACACAACCATACTGGAAATATTGTAATCACAGATGTGAGATTTGCAAACGAAATTCAAATGATACAACGGTTAAATGGAGCAATAATGTGGATTAAAAAAGATCCACTACCAATTTGGTTTAGCACAGCACAACAAGCCAGTCTTGGAAACACCGAAGCAAAAGATCTCATGAACAACCATTATCGTGTGCATGAAAGCGAGTGGGCCTGGACTGGACAAAATATTCAGATAACCATCAACAACAATGGGTCTATCACAGAATTATACAATAATGTTGAAAAGTGTATTAGCAATTTATAGCAGTTAGAATCGACAACCGTTTTTGTATTCTGCAATACATGCGTCAATCCAGATGTACAACGGCGAACTGCTAGAGAGCAAACCCAGATAGTAATATGCAAAAGAGTCTGCCCAAAATTCAAAGCTATCAGTAGTTGAATATTGAGTAGGGAACAAACTATGATCATTATTCATTGCATGATAATACATTGCATCCACTGCTTGATGCAAGTTCAACCCATTGGTTGACCCTCTAGCAACGCTGTTACCACACATGAATTGAAACCTATGACCTAATTCGTGTATGAGCACAAATTGATAACTTCCATTATGATATGCACCCAGGTCCACTGAAATTTGTATATAATCCCGAGGTGGGAACCAATACAGTCCTGCTGCACCATAAGTCAAGTTGTAATCAAAATCAATATTTTCATTGAGTATGTTGCCTATCCCATCAGCATCCAGCAATGTTTTAGTAGCATAAAAATCTTTATTGAACTGAGTTCTTGCTGCATCCGATGCATACGAAGAAAATTTAATTTTAAATCCAGCAGGAGGTTGGACTGTTGGGTTGGTGTTAATTGTTACAGTTGGCGGAAGTGGCGGTGGCTGCCAATCGGGACTGGTATATTCATCATCATAATTGTCAATCTCGTCATTTGTGATGAGACCGTCTTGACCTCTGCGGTCAATTGACACACCTCGTTCTGCATGTGGCAACTGCTGATCTAGAAATTCGATCAATCTTGAATTGGAATTTTTATTTTTTTGTGCAGGTGGATGTCTTTTCATTTGCAGAGATCTCAGTATATAAAATTTTTCTATTCGTACCGGTAATTATCGCCGTATTGGCCATTTGACAATTGATAAGCCAAATTTCTAGCACGTACAGTTTGTTTGCTTTCAGAAATATACATGATAGCCATTGGTTTTAGTCGAACTGCTTCAAGTTGTATCTCCTCACTGGGATCTTCAATTAATCGAATCATGATTGGGTCGCGTCTTACCAAACTCAACTGTCTATTTCTGTTTCTTTTCATGTTATCTGGCATAACTGAATATGCCTGTGGACATTGACGAAATGCTGTGTCTAAAATTTTCGGTGTTAATGCATGAGTATATGCAATGTGCAGTACAACACATGGATCTTTGATCACTTCATTCATGAGTTCGTCTTCAGACAGCCTTTCGCCGCGAATCATGTCTGCACGCAAACGACTAATCACATATGGTACCTTGCTTATATCGATTTCATGTGTGTTAGCATATTTTTGAGGATCTGCCAAAATCTCGTCAATTTGCTGTTGCAAACTCATGCGAATAATAATCCTGTCATGTGTGCTAGCACTATACTCTATCAACAGTTGAGAAATTTTCTTCTTTATAGAAACCGATTCATTTAAAAGATGAGATTTAACCAATTTATCAACATGCTGAGTGTTTTTTAATTGTAGTGTTATTTGATCAAGCGTTTCTTCAAGTATATGTATTCTTTCTAGCTGACTAGGCGGGCAGCTGGAAAAACAATTTATAGAAATCTTTGATTCGTCAACAGGAGAAATATCCTGCTCGTTATCGGTGTCAACCTCATCAGACGGTGGATTGCCAATAATAAAGTTTGGTGGCGGAGGACCAGTGTGCAAATCTTTTGGCAAGTCAACTATAACACGCCTAGATGTCTTGTAAGATTTAATTTCAGTTGGCCCAGGCAGATCCCGGCCAGTTATTTGGTGGAATATTTGATTTAGCTTGCTGGTCTTAGCCATTGATCGATAGTACTCATGCTGCTGGTGTTTATATCATGTATTTAGTTAAGTTAATACACTTGATATCAAACATGAACAAGTGTTACAGCAGCTTTAACCCATCCAATGCCGACTTAAACAATATGTCACTGCGATCGCCAAGACACCATGCACAGGTTAATTCTTGCCTGGTAAACAAATCTTGACTGCCAGTGGCCTGAGGTTTAATCATGGACATTTTTTTATTGTCCAGCAGATAAGGCGTTAATTCTCGATCAACCAAAAATGGATATGATGGATCAACAACAATTCCATAGATGCATTCTGTGTTGTGCAAGCGAGCTATGACATTTTCGATGTCGGCAACTGATGCAGACAGCACAATAGTTGTGGAAAATGCATCAGCACCTTCTATTTGACCTTCGCCGATGTAAGTTTGAAATATGGGATGCTCTGCACACTTGGTTGCCATCTGCACACCTGCATGATGCACCTGTGCCATGGCCTTTCCCGGAGTCATGCTGGGTAAATCATTGCGCACCAGTATGTATGTGTATAATTCAGCAGTCATCATGCACCTTTTTATCTACAGAATATTTTAGCACAATACCACAAGGTTTTGCTAGTTTATAAATAACGGATGAAATATATTGAATTTTGTCAGACAAGTAGCATCATACTAGAGGGTGGTAATGTGTTCAAATCTCTTGCAGGAGATTTATTAACCACTAGAATTGCACTAAAAGACATAGTGCCCACCATCAAGTGGTTAGAACGCATGGTACACCTGCCGCTGTTGAACAATACTCTGGGCAGCGTGGGTCATAAAGCCACCAGTGGTGATCTAGACATAGGTGTGGAATCCAAATACAAACAACAGTTGTATGCTGCATTAGTTGATTGGGCCGAGCAACAGGGTTTTAACAGCAGGGACTACATTCGCAGAAGCGGTATCAGTATACATTTTAAAACTCCAATCATGGGCAATGTTGCAAACGGCTATGTGCAAACTGATTTCATGTTTGGCGACAGTGTGGATTGGTTGAAGTTTGTGATTTACAGTCCGGGAGATAGATCACAATTCACTGGCAGCGATCGAAACATTGCCTTGGCTAGCTTGGCCAAACATCACGGATTGAAATTAAGCCAGACACAAGGGCTAGTGTCAAGGTCCACTGGCAAAGTCATCAGCATGGATCCGGATCGTGTTGCTGTCTTGCTGCTGGGACCAAATGCAACTCGAGAGGACACCCACAGTGTGGAAAACATCATACACGCACTGAAAAACAATAATCTAAGTGTGGGAGAAATAAGATCTCAGTTGGAAGACTTTGTCAACAACTTGAGTAATATACAGTTCAACCAACCGCTAGCAGACGTTGCTATAGAATTGATAACCAGTTAAAAAGCATTAAACACTATCAAACCAACATGATCAATCTATTTTTCTAAACAAATTCAAATTAGTAGTAGACTAATTTTAGTAATTGTTATGATCCAGGCAAGTACGGCTTGTTTATAATATCGTCAATGGTTTCGTACTGCATGCGATTGGGACCAAGGTCGTCTAATGTTGTAAAAATTGAGCCTGTGCCATTACTGCGAATCAAAAATGGTGCAAACTCTTTATCATTAACAATGTCAAAATATCTACGCATCAGCTCATCGTGATTTTCTTCTGTGGGATTTTCGCCGTGCGTGCGCAACCAGTTTTTTGTAAATGTAATTTCTGGTGCAGATCCACCGTCTCTACTGGTCTCCAGTATACCATTGTGTAGGTTTTGCAAAGTCAGATTAAAGGTTTTTAGCAATGCTTCTGTTTTGCCCATGAACAAGTGATCTGCTGCATGGTAAGGGTAATATACCTTGGGTCCGAACACCATGCTGCCGCAAACCCACTTGGAATCATCAAGCATAAACTTGTCAACAAGTTTTTCCAAATTTGAGTAGCGCTCGTCTGTTCTATGTTTAATTGTGTATCTGGTATAACATGAGCGCAGGCCAGCTGCAGTGGTATACGAATGCAAGAATATGTTGTTGTCATTTCTTACATTTCCCACCTGTTGAGTTTGATGCACAATGTTTATATCATGCTCTTTACAAAAATCAATAAAGCCAGTATTACCAACAAGATGTTCTGTGTAGGTTGACACAATGATTTGAGTAAACAATGTTTTGTAATATGGCACTGCAGCAACAAAGTCCAGTTTGTCATTGAACAACGGTCCCTGTATCATTAATGATACATCAGGATACTTTACTTTCTCCATGCAAATCCTATTCCATAATCATTTTCATTTACACTGCAGCAATTTTCTACTACATGCCAAGTTTTTTTATCTAGGTATTTTACAAACATTGTGGGCCCAGGATGTATCGATGTGTCATGAAAACCAACTATGCCATTTGGTGATAGAAACTTGGTATATTCCCACTCTGTTAACACTTGGTTGATACTGTGCCAACCGTCAATGAATAAAAAGTCAATTTCGCTAACACCTTTATCATTTAAAAATTGCATAACTTCATCAAGATTTGATGAATCAGTTCTTAAAGTATAGATATTTTTATCAACATTGTTCAAGTAACTGCTGTCATCGATATCAACTCCCAGGTACACAGTGTTAATATTTTTATTATCAAGAAATGTACGTGTTGATGTCATTTCGGTTGGAGTGCCGTTACAATCAACACCAATTTCCAATATACATTTACATGTGTCTTTGATTTTAGAAAAATGTTCAATTATTGCATCTATGTTGCACTGGCTCATGGTTTGATCAATTCCAGTTACAGGGTTCACCACTGAGAAGGACCGATCTGGTACTTCGGGAAATCTACCATGGTTACCATCAAGGTCATCTCGATCATCATGAAACCGAATATCTTGAACCAAGTCTTCTTGCCACTTCATATGATAATTCTCCGATTTGTATATTCTTCAGTGTACCAAGCAGTGTTCACATACACCACATCAAGCTCGTAACTGTGACACAGTTTTCTCAATTCAGTGACTTCTACAAATCCCAAATTGTTCAAGTATTGATCGATATCGTTAAACAGCCCATGTCCGTGATAGTAAGGTTTTATCCCGGCTTCGGTGATGATGACCTTGGTATTGGCTAGGCAGTTTGCGCCACCTTTTAACACATCAAGCTCGGCACCTTGGACATCCATCCAGACCAAGTCCGGGCCAGATATGCCAATGCTGTTACAATAATCATCAAGCGAATATGCATCAACTGTGATTTCTTTTTGTATCCAATGCTCGTTTAAAAAAGTGCCATTGAGTCCGTCAATTAACTTCAACTTGCTGGCAACACCATGATTATAATTGCCCCAACTGGGAACACTGTGTTCAGTGTCTAGTGGATAAAAATTAATTTTTCCGCTAATGTCATTGACTGCAAAATCATTTATCTTGATTCTGTCTTGAAAATCTCTAGAGAGTTTAGACCAGTTGTTGTTGCACATGGTAACACATGCTGGAGATGCTTCAAATGCATGAACCACAGTGTGCGGAAATGCAGTTGCTAAACTAATTGACTCATTTAAATCTCTACTGCCGATATCAAAGCAGTGCAGGAAATTGTCAAAGTCCAGTCGGTCAGCAACTGCAGCTAGTCGTTGATGCATTTCCCTGGCATTGTCGTCATGTGTTCTTGGCAATAGGTTTGCTAGGTATTGACCATTGTTCACTTCACAAGTCCCCATTTGGCAATGGCTTGTTCATACTCTGTACCATATGTGCGGTCCACAGCTTGACGCATGGCCGTTGCACCTGCTAGAGTGCCACCTGGGTGTCCATGAACAGCTCCTCCAACGTTGGCAAGATAGTCAATGCCTGCCAGTTCTGTGACCTTTTCAACCAGCCCAGGATGCATACCACAGCTGAGAGCAGGTACAGTATTACCTGCTCCCAATACATTGATGCATTGCTTGATTTCTTCAGGGTTATCATTGCTGTACCCACCAACCATGCCAGTTTGTATGGTGTCCACACCCATCAGTGTTGCCAGCTGACACATCACAGGCCATGCAATACTGAACCTGTGATTTACATCGGTAAACACCTTAGCGCCACTGCTTTGATAGTGTAGGTAAATGGGAAGGTCCAGCTTGCGAATGCTGTTGTAAACACCCAGTCCACTGAACACATTGATGTGCACTCCGTTGCCTCCCAGCTCGTGCACACGCCGCACCCGATCAACTACCACATGCGGATCACAGTTGATGGTATGGCATATGACCACTTGACGACTCTGCTTGGCCATGTAGTTGGCTATAATATCAACTCTGCGTTCCAGTGGTGCACAAACAGGATTACTCATGATTTCATCTTCTTTGATAAAATCCACTCCGCCATCTACCATTTGCTTGATCATTTCCAGCAAGGTTTCAGCACTTATGCCAATCTTGGGTTTTACAATACTTCCAAACAGCGGCTTGTTGTATTGGCCAGTAAATTGTCTAATACCGCTAAGTCCAAACTTGGGTCCAAGAAAATGCTTGCGCACACATTCTGGCAATTCAAGTTTGATCAATCTACAGCCAGTGATGATATCAATGTCCACATGGCCGCCCATGAGCTGACACAGGAGGTGACTGATGCCGTCAGTTTCCCAGTCAGTATTGGCGACTGGAAAACCAAATGCAACTTCCAATGTGCCGGTTGTATCCAATCTTTGTTCACTGTCCAGTATGATACAGCTATGATTTTCAAACAGTTCGTCGGTTTCCCATTCATTTCGTACATTGGGATTTCCAACACTTTGTCCAATTGCTAGATTCCACGCTGCATCTTTAATTGACACATTGCTGGTCAAAAGATATGTTGCAATCACATAATCTTCACTGTTGATTTCGTTACGAGTTCTATAAAACTTCATCTATGCCTCTTTGTGCTGTTTCTACTGTCACCACTGCGGACCTCGACAGTTGTTACCTCTCACTATTCTAACGGGTAAAGAGATCGGTTTCAAATATTCTAATGAAAAATTTCTTCTAAAGCTGTTGAATTTCATTGCTTCTGCATTGGGTTCCCACAAACTGTATAATTCGTCATCTGATATGTTGATGGTGTTGTCAAACATGTGTGTAAAAGCTGGCAAAAATACAGGATCGAAAATAAATCCCAGATCTGGAAATTTAGCATGATGATTGCTCAGATAAAATCGTCTTGGTTCCAACAAGCCAAGTTCAGGATAGTCCCATATACAAATATCGGGTCTTGATATTAGCACCAAATCATATGATTGCTGATTTCGCAACATGTGCATGTCCAGCATTTTGGCCACACGTTGTACACTGTACATCTGGCTCAAGATGTTGTTAAATGCATTGGGTGTTTCAAACCATCCTGCTTGCCATATGTGCGGCCAATCCCGAGCTTTGGCTCGATCATACATGATTTGTTCTTGTGGAAACTTTATTGGATTGTCAAACTTTACTTCTGTAAAGCGATATTTTTCCTGTACCTTGGCCATGGCATCTGGATCACTGGGAGATGCTTCGTATGAGACATGACTGCTTTGACTCAAGCGTGCACTGGTCTCAGGTGACCAAAAGTGACCAAATACATCAACATCTCGATATCGATTGATTATGAATTGATGATGGCTTTCAGTAGTATGCGGATTATCAATCCATCTCAATTGGCCAAACAGTAAAAGAGCAATTTTCATTTATAAACATCTCTACCCACAACATCAACCAGTATCAGCTGCATTTTTGCTCAGCCTGTGCTTCTGTGATGGTACACAATTGATCAAAAGAATCGAGCTGATACTTGGTCCATTTACCGCATGGAATACCCTGGGGTGCACGATATCCCACACTGGTATCCAGTATAACTTCAACTGCTCGCAGTCCTTGATATGCACTGTTGGGTATTGCATAAAAATAAAATCGATCTTGCTGCTTGCTATAACAAACAGCTCGAATCAACCCAACTTTGTTTTTGACATCACTGATGGTGAAAGTGTTCATCCAGCAATCTTTACGTAGATTGTTACATCTAAAAACACTGACTGCTTTTTTGGCATCACTGTTGTCAGTGAAGTCACGACCGTGTTCTGCTATTCGACTATATTGACCGTTGCTGTTGCAGGCCAAGGCATTTTCCAATAGTGTTTCAATGTGTATAATACCTTGCTCCACTAAAGACCTAGCAAAATTAATATATTCAGTTGGTTGACCTTTGAATGCATATGGTGCAAGTAAGTCAAAAAACTTATAGTCCTCGGCAGTGACCATCACAGTACTCATCAAACACAATCCTTCTACACATGTGTATTTGTGCGATTGTGCAAGAATAGGTTTGGCAAAATCAAAATGATTCAGACTTACCAGCATCACGCTAAGTACAAGGTGTCTGAATCTCTAGGAATGTTTATGCTTTCGCATGCTGGATATGGATTTGATGCAGCATAGTCGTTGACAATAATGCGCTTGCTGTGAGGTAAAGACATGATGAGATGATCAAATGGTATTTGATACTTATCTAGCTCAGCAACAGTTTCTACTCTATATCGCTCAGGGCGGCTGGTGGTTAAAATTATAACTGTATTGCCCTGCTGGTATAGCTTTTGTAACTGTTGTATATTGTTCAACATGGGTTTACCCATGCCCATCATTGGATATAGGTTTACGCCAGTATTGGTAATCAAAGTACCATCGATATCACAAAAAACTGTTTTGAACTGACTTTTGTACTCGAGCCAATTGTCAAGTGTGCCCCAGTCAACATAATGACTAACCGGTGTGCCTGTGAAATTTTGGTTGTCAAGTATCATTTGAAAAATCACATGACTGATATAGCATTCTTGACCATGTGTGTATTGGGTGCAAATGAGCTCAAAATATTTTACAAAGTCGCTGGCATTTTTAAAACCATAACCACCCACACTGAAAAAACTGCTGACCACTTTTTTCTCAATAATACCTGTAATTAGATTGTTATAATCCATGCTGATGTAACTTTTATTACTGGCATTGATTCTCTGGTGTTGTTCAAGACTGCTAAAGCACACCTGGTTATTATCAAATTCAATGTTGGCAACAAAGTAGTTGTCACTGTCTTTGACAAATATATATCCCTGTATATTCATCTGTTTAATGATTGTGTATACTGTTTCGCTTTGAGAACTGGTAGCAGTGTCCAACGAACAAAAATACACTCGGTCTAATATGCCTAGCTCATCTAGTTCTTGTTTGAGCCCACTGAGAAAACCATACTTGGTTTCATGTTCAGACAAAAATCCAATGTATATGCAATCAAATGCTGTTAGGTCAAGACCTTCAATGCTGCTGGTCACCATGAATCTTGAAGTCTTGGGATGAGTCAACATCCATTTGGGTCTAGTGGTTGCAAACCTGGTGGATTTGCCTGCTATGGGTATTATTAAATTCTTCATAAAGATCCAGTTTGGCTATTGCACAATCTAGAATGTCTTTCTTGTATTGATCCATTGCATAAGGTTCAATTCTCAACAATGTTAATGCATCAATCATGAAAAAACTACTAGATGTATAAACTAAATTGTATTGCTTGCTGAGTAAATTCCAAATATAATTTATAGACTGTGCAATTTTTAACTGGTTATTATTTTTCATTCGATCATGTTCAATACTGCTGCTCCAGTGATAGTATAGATCTTGTTTGAGTTTGGAAAAATCATACAATGGAGTTTCAATATGCGAGTCTAAGAAGTCTATCAAACAGTATTGCCCAGGCTTGAACAATATGTTGCTTAATGTTAGGTCACCATGACAGAATCCAGTATTCACCAATGTCTTGGTATTGCGTTTGCGTAAAAATCTAATAAACTCTTTGTGTCTACTAGGTGGTTCAAGTGCAGCAAGTTTTCTATCCACTTGATGTGTTACATCAATCATGGTATCTTGCCAATTATGATCCAAATATTCTCTCAAGGCTTGATAAAAATCATCCAAGTCTACTCTGGTACACGTGGCAAAAAACTCAATAAACGATGCCCCAGCAATATATGGCATGTCAAAATACACACACCCTTGATCTGTGCCAGTTCGCAATATGGGAGCAGTTGAAAATGTTAAATCAAAATTTTTGTCATAGCGCAACTGTTTGGAAATTTGTCGCAATAATCGATCATTGCCGCTAACCGCGGATGCAGATTTACGAATAGTTGATTGATCAAGTATGGTTAAATTACAGCTTGATAATCCAGTATTGATCATGGAATCAATTGTCAATGTTGATATTACTGCTTTAGCACAGTAGTATTGCAATCACGCAGCACATGATTAACATTATCGACGCCATGCAAATCCTATACCATAATCAATGTCGTGTATTACACAACTATTATCAATCACATGCCATTTGCGTTGGTCTAGGTTACGGGTAAACAGGTACGGTCCAGGATGAGATGCAGTATCGTGCCAGGCCACGATACCATTTGGTGCAAGCCAACGTGTGTATTCCCACTCAAGTAAACATTGATTGATGCTGTGCCATCCGTCAATGAAAAGAAAGTCAATACTGTCTACACCAAGTGAGCTAACAAATGACCAAATTTTTTCCACATCAGACGATGTATGTTGTATGGTAAACACATTTTTAGCAGCATTGGTTAGATAGCTTTTGTCCATGATATCCACACCAACATACACAGTGTCCGGTAATTTGTTATCTAAAAATGTTCTTGTACTGGTCATCTCTGTGGGTGACAAGTTACAATCTACACCAATTTCTAAAATGCATCGTGCATGATCTCTTACTCGGCCAAAATGCGTTTGCAAGTTATCAATGTTGCATTGACTCATGGTCTGTGGTTGTGCAGTAAGTGGATGTCTAACCACTATACCTCTAGTGCGGTTGGGACAGTTGGGTATACTACCATCATTTTCATCTAGATCATCACGATAATCATGAAATCGAATATCCTGTGCTAGATCTTGTTGCCATTGATAAGTTGTCTGTGTCATGTTATTGCTTGAGATTGTAGTTGTATTCATATGCTCACTAATATTAATAGTGTTATGCCAGTTAAGTATATATTTTATTTATGTAGAGTTTTAATAAACGTGGTCCACAGTGGAGATCAAAATGCATTAATAAATACAGAATGAAAAGCATTGAATTAGAATCATACACAGGTGCGCCACTAGAACGTGGGGGCACTGCCATGCGAACAACAACTCCTGCTCCGGCACTGGTGTGGTTGGTGAATTCTCACTATTGGCCCAATCCCATACAGGTATTGGACTACGGTGCTGGACATGGTAGAAACGCACATTACTTGAGATCTCTAGGACTGCAAGTGTATGCATATGATCCATTCAATGGCACACATCATGATGGTTGGATCGGTGTTTCAAAAAAATTACCAAACATGGCATTTGATGTGGCCATTACGTGTTTTGTGTTGAATGTAGTACCCAGACCAGACGAAGAAAATATATTGGAAACTGTGCAAAGCTACAGCAGCAACAGTTTTCACATCACTAGAAATCTAGACATAGCGGAAATGGCAGTGCATGCATTGCTAAAAAAAGATCGGTTGGTGTCTAAATTTTGGCAAGAAAATTTTCTAGTCAGCCTGGGATTGCCAGCAGACACTGTGCCCACTCGTGAGTTAGTTATGGATTTTTGCAAATACGGATTCCAAACCACCAAGGGTTTTCAACGTATACCCATGCTGGAAGCAGACTACGGATACTCACTTATCAAACGCAGCAGCGGTTATAAAATTTATCAAGCATAATGCTGATAAAAATGTAAATCAAGCAGATATCTTGTATTTTACTCTTGTACTAATAAGTATGATAATTGATATATTAGCATATTAATGCTTGACAAACTACAAGCACGATTATAAATATAGTATAAGGAAACTTTACTATGTTTTTTGAAAAAGATGAAATTCTAAAATTAGTTAAACAATATCCAAAACACTATAGTATTATTATACGTAAAAATCCGATATTATTTGCATGGGTTGAAGCTAATCACAAATTAGCGAATAACACTGATTCAATTGGTGCAAAAATTTATAGTGCTGTGTATCAAGAATCTGATGTATGTTCGGTAGGAAATGTTAAAAAATACACTAGATGGTCTACAGGCTTTTCAAACTGCGGACCAGCCGCTATATGCAAGTGCACACAACAGCAAATTTCAGAAAACGTACAAAAAACTAAATCTGCATATAGTCAAGAAGATCATGATCGAATCAATCAAAAACGTAAAGACACTATGAAAAGTATATATGGCGTTGAAAGTACATTTCAACGTCCAGAAATGCAACCTTTCTTGACCAGGGCAAAGGTTGATATGGATGTGTACAACAAGATAACTGACCGAGAATGGCTAAATGAAGAGTACATTAATAAGAAGCGCACTTCAGTTGACATTGCAGATGAACTTGGTATTGATTACAGCACAGTAATATTTCACTGTAATAAGTCGGATATTGAAACCAGAAGTGGCAGTAATTATTCACTAGTGGAAAGAAAGGTCTCCGTATTTTTAGATGAGTTAGGTGTAGAACACAAAACGAATGTAACGCGGATGTTATCTGGCAAACTTGAGTTAGATATCTATGTACCAACTCATAATTTTGCAATAGAAATTAATGGTCTATATCATCATTCAACTAAACGGGTAGATGCCAAACAGGCTGTCAATAAACATATTAGCAAAACACTGCTGGCCAATGAAAAAAATATTGAGTTGTTTCATGTAACCGATTGGGAATGGGATAACAAACAAGATATCATAAAAAGCATGATTAAAACTAAGCTTGGATTTAATCAGAAAATTCATGCTAGAAAATGTACTATCAAACAAGTTAGTACTGCACAGTCTAGAGAATTTTTAGATCAATACCATTTGCAAGGTTATATTCCCAGCAAATTTTATCTAGGACTTTACTACAATAATGATTTAATCATGATGATGACTGCTGGTAAACCAAGATTTAATAAAACCAAATATGATTTAGAAATATACCGTATGTGCTCAAAAAGCGGGATAACAGTTGTAGGTGGTGCATCAAAACTACTTGCATATTTACGTGATCAGTACAATGTATCAAGTATTATCACATACTGCGACAGAAGTAAAAGTGTTGGCAATGGATATATGCAAATGGGTTTTAAAAAGATTGGCGCCACAGAACCAGGATATTTTTGGACAAATGGAAATCTTGTTGTATCAAGATATCAAACTCAAAAGTCTAGACTACAATCTTGGCTAAAATCCTATGATGCATCAAAGTCTCAAACAGAAAACATGATCGCTGCTGGTTATGGTAAATTTTGGGATTGCGGTAACTATATTTTTGTATATAATACATAAAAGAATTAGCACCCAGTGTTGCCACTGGGTGCTAAAGTTAAGTAGTTATTTTTATTAAATTTTACAGGAACTTCAAATGTGCTGTATTGATAGCGATACCAGCCACGTAGTCTGCTGCGTTACCAAGTGAACTTGAGCTGTTGCTGAGTTCCAAATAACCATATCGTGTCATAAAGGACACAACTGGTTCAAATGTATTTGGATCAATGATAACGCCTGAGCTTGTCAGCGGAACGTATGGGCAGAAGTAAGCTGCTGCGTCAATTTCGCCAGGCCCCTTGTAACCAACGAGTACTGCTGTATCGTCAGCTGCATACTGGTCCACATACACGCGCATGCTGTTGTTCAAAGTACCAACAAAACGGGTGTTGGTTGGTGCTTCAAATGTACCTTCAGTGGTACGAGCAAATGCTGATGTTGTAGCTGACTGTAACACTGTGAGTGCGGTTGGTGAAACCACAACCCAGTTACCTGCACCACGACGTGTGCGGGCAGCAATCAAGTTAGCAGCACGGTTTACTAGTGTAGCAAGAGCAGCATGCTCGTCACCAACGAATGTTGCAGTACCGCTAACGGCTGCTTGGTCGTAGGTTAGAGTCACGCCTGCAAGTGTACGCAAGCTAACCAAGATTTCCTGGTCAATTTCTGCAGTGATTTCTTGAGCCAGTGCAGCCATGATCTCTGCTTCAATGTCAATGCCCTGCTGAGCTTGTGCATCTTGAGCAGCTTCAAAGGTCCAACGAGCTGAAAGCTTACGGGTCTTGGCTTCAACTGTTTCCTTCAAGATCTGGATGTTCAGGCGCTTGCCTGCAGTGCCTTCTAGTGAAGTCACGTTAGCACCCTTGGGTGCAGTGCTGTTGCCATTGCCGCTGTAGAAACGTGCAATGTCAAATGGGCTTAGTGCTTCAGCACCAGCCACTGTGCTTGAGGGCGAGCCAAAAGCGTCAGCGTAACGAACACGCAGTGTGTGGATCTGTCCAACTGGGCCAGTCATGGGCTGAACGCCAATGATTTCGTTAGCAATAACAGTTGGCATCACACGACGGATTACTGGTAGAATGACCTTGTTGAGAGTAGCAATGTTACCAGCACCAGTGGCACCAGTTGTTGCACTTTCCAACAACATCATTGGATTGTTCATCATTTCTTTTCTTGTATTTTCTAGAACAGACTCCATTACCTTTTTGCGATTGCCGGTAAGACCTTCGCAAAGAGCGGTCTTGGTAGCTGCCCAATGTGTTTCAAAGAGGTTCACTTTCATGATTTATTTCTCCATAACTTCTTTGTTGGTTATACCTGCTAGATAAAGAATCTGTCCAATCTCACTGTTTTGCGCAGTTTCTGTTGGTTGTACTGTCTCTGCAAGTGTTGCTCTGTTACCAGTAATGGCAACATTGCGTTGGGCGTTTTCCACAAGCTCCCGCTGCTTGCTTGCGACGCTGGGCGCATTGCCGTTGTTAAGAACAGTTGGCAAATATCTATTAAATGCTTCTTTAAGATTGTTATTTTTAACATCTTCAAGCATTTCTAACATAATTGCTCGCTTTTCGCGGCTTAACGGACCAGTTAACTCAGTGAGTGTTTCCAGTCTCTTTGCTCGGTCGTTAGCTTCTTGAATTAGCTTCTTAGCTGATTCGGCCAAGCGTGTTTTTTCTTGCACATGGGATTGTGCAGTTTTAAGTTGTTTGCGATTTTCTTCAAGTTGTAGCTTGAGCTTTTTGAGTTCGCTACCTTCACTGAGATAGCTGCTCATGTACTCAGCAACAAATGATTCAAAAATGCGACGTCCAAAATTATTTTCGCGTGCACTCTTGATATCGTCGCGCCATTGTACTAATTCGTTCTTGATAACTTCGTTGAGGGTTTTATCCAACAATGCAACTGAACGATTAATCAATTTCTGTTGACTTTCTTGTATTTTCTTTTTGCCTAGTTTGGCCAATTGCACACGCTGTTCAACGAGTGCTTTCTTATCAACTTGGAATTCAGTGATCTCTTCGCTCAGTTGCTTGAGTACAAAGCTTTCCAACTTGTTGATTCTTTCTGCCAACTTGGCATTGTTTGATTCCTTGAGCTGTTGCACTTCACGAGCCAAACGCTTGCGCTCGGTTAGAGCTGCTCTACGGTCCTTTTGAAATTCTACAATTTCTTTACGCAGTTGAGCAGTTGCAAAATCCATGAACTTTTTATTATTTTCATGTATTTGCTGCTTCATTTCAGTTTTGATCTTGACAGTTTCTTCAGCTAGTTTTGCACGTTGCTTGCTTACTGCGGTACGATCAATTTGGAATTCATTGAGTTCTTTTTTGATGCTGTCTTGCATCAAACGATCCATTGCTTCAACCAGTACTGCTTTGTCATGGGCATAACGAGCAGCATATGTTTCTTGAAGCTGGGCTTCTGCTAATTTAATCTTGTTGTCAAAAGCTTCTTGAAGTGCTGTCTTGACTTCGGGGCCAAGTACTTCACTTTCCAGCAGCTCTTTAAGTTGATCTGTCATTGGACGTTACTCCTCATTAAAGTTTCAAATTGTCGATCCAGTTGAGCAGTATGGTTTTGAGCCCATGTTGTGCATGGGGATCATGTCTCACTGTTTCAGCTAAATCTATAATTTTATGACCATATCTGCGTCCCATGATAGCTTCATAAACTGGTACTGGGTATGCATTAGGAGCAGATGGTTTGGCTACGATATCCACGGTCAGCATGTCAAACTCGCTAACATAACCGCTGTCGTCAACATTACCAGAACCTCGTGAACTTACGCCCAGTTTGATTCCAGATTCCAACAATGTCTTGACAATGGTACCGCATGGTGTTGGTAAAATTTCCAATTTACCATAACCGTTATTACCGTCCATCCACATTTTGGTGATTTTATGACTCACACGATCCAGGTGTATTTGCAGTTCCTGTGGGTGATCGCATTCACCAAGCACTCCATTGTCCTTGCTAATTGATTCATTGAGTGCATCAACAGCTTTTCTAATTTCAGTCACAGGATAAACACGGCCGTTGTGATTTCGACGACCGCCTTCTACAAATATACCTTGCATGTACATTTTTTTCTGACCGCTGGCATCATCCTGCTCAGTTAAGACTTGAGCATTTGCTGCATCGTAGGTTAAATGTTCGACCAATATGTTGTTTTTCATGGCATGTATTTGGCTATCCAATGATATTTATATGTAATTTTAAAAACCGGTATAAAACGGTGGTTTTTTAATGAAAAAGCACTGCAAGGGTTTCTTGCAGTGCTTGATACATAGATATAAGCAATTTAATGTGTATTATTTGTCGTCTGTATTAACTTTGTAAAATGGAGACTTGCTCTTGCCGGTTTTGAATTCGTCTTGAGTTGTTTCCAATCGACTATCAGGTATGCGCCGAGCACCATATTCTCCAGATGCAAGATTGCTGGTATCGTCCATGGACTTTTTGCGACGATTATCTGCCTTGGTACCCTTGGGTAAACCTCGAGCACCAGTTTCGCTGTTGTACACACCCCGGGGAGCATGTTCGCGATCAAAGTTGCGAGCATGAGGTCCTTTGCCAATGGTCACAGGTTTTGCACCCATGCGGCTAGATCGTGCACCTGCAACTGGACTTGTCTTACTTGAATTGGGTTTGGCAAATTTACCAGAACCAACTTCGTGATCACGATCACCGCCAGCATATAGATCACTGCGAACAATGTCCAAGATCAGTGACTCTGATATTGCAGTGTCACTGGTCAGGGCATCGGCAATCTTGTTAACCACTGCTTCCTGTTCTGGGGTTGTTACCATACTGTTTAGATCAGTTATAAACTGTCGCTGATCGCGCTCAGCTTGTGTAAGCTGCATTGCCAGCTGCATGACTTCTTTTCTTTGTTCTGGAGACATTTCTGTCCATCTTGTCTTGAGTTGTTGCTGAATTACACTGGGTAGAGAATCCATGCTGCAACCAATTAACTCACATAATTTGTTGGCTATAGCAGTTGATTCGTCTGGCTCGTCTTGCTCTTCAAGTTGATGGTCATCATCTTTATGTCTGCTGAAAAATCTGCTGAGTTCGTTAGCTATTGCAAGCAACAACATTGGTCCAAAAGTTATTGCTCCGGCTATACCAGCAAACACCAAATCTTTCATGACATCGGTTTCGTCAATCATTTCATTTTCTAGTTGCATGCTGTCGTGGATATCTCTAGCCTTGTCAATGAATGCTTCATGCAGCAGTTGTTCAGCTTCGTCTTTACGATTATTGATGTAAAGTTCCAAAACTTTTTCTAATTTCTTTTTTGTATCTCTCATAAAATTATCCTTCTATAATGTGACAATAGAGAGCATGCAGTGCATGCTCTCTATTGCAATCGACAGTTAAATTACCATTTGATTAGTTATCACGCTTGACGTTATAGAATGGTGATTTGCTCTTGCCAGTCTTGAATTCGTCTTGAGTTGTTTCCAATCGGCTGCCGGACACACGCTTGGCACCATATTCTCCAGCACTCATGTCGCTCATGCCATCAGTGGCCTTTTTGCGACGATTGTCTGATTTGGCGCTCTTGGGCATGCCATTGTCTGATCCGCGAGTTTCGCCATATACACCATTTGGTGCATGCTCACGATCAAATCCGCGAGGCTTAGGTCCCTGACCAGTTTTTACTGGCTTGGCTCCCATGAGTTCAGCTCTTGACTTAGCAACTGGACTGGTACGGCTGGTATTTGGCTTGGCAAACTTGCCAGAACCAATTTCTCCGTCACGATCTCCGCCAGTGTATAGATCAGCACGCAGTACGTCTAGATCTAGACTTTCCATGAAATCGTCAAACTCGTCGAGTTCCTCATGCTTGCCTTCGTCTTCCATGTCCTCATCTTCATCTTCGTCGTGATCTTCGTCTTCGTCGTGATCTTCGTCTTCAGCTGCATGCTTGCCTTCGATACGCTCAAATTCAGCTTTGAGTTCTTCAAGCGCGTCTTCTAGGTCGCTAATTCTATGATCGACGTCGTCTTCGTCTTCCATGTCTTCGTGTTCTTCGTCGTCCATGTCCTCATCGTCCATGTCTTCGTGTTCTTCGTCGTCCATGTCCTCATCGTCCATGTCTTCGTCGTGATCTTCGTCTTCGTCTTCATCGTCGACTACTTCAACTTCTTCGTCTTCGTCGTCCATGTCATGCTCAAGAGCTTCCATGAAGGCTTCTTCTTGGTCAATTTCATCGTTCATCTCGTCCAAATCATCAACGTCATGATGTGGTCTCATACGGTTGAATGTTTCGTCCTCGTCACCGCCATAGGTATCAACATGATCAAACTCGGCACCTTCATCAGCTGCCATCAATGATTCATGAATACGACGAGCTTTTTCAATAAACACTTCATGTAGTAGTGCTTCAGCTGCGTCGGTCTTGTTGTTGATAACAAGTTCCATAACTCGCTCCAACTTGGTCTTCATTGGTTTCTTCATAAGTTCAGCTCTCCTTTTGTAGTATTAAGCATAGTCAGACTCATACGATATTTAACACGGTTTAATATTAACGTACTATAATGGTGGAAAAAGCACTATTTTATTATTTGATTTGTTCAACTAAAACTTCAAATGATTGGTCAACTCTATAGATTCTAGTTTCGGTGACTAATTTTGGTTCATTTTTGTTAACAAGTGAAATGGTGACTTTTTCAAAACCAAATGTTTCGCAAATTTCATTTATAGCGTTTACCAATTTTTGAATAGCTTGTATAGCAAATGCTCGAGCTGCATCTTTATTTGCTAACCCAAATCTTTCTGCATCCTTTAAAGTTTTAATGGTTTGCTTGAGGTCTTCTGAAGTTAATCTAGACAGTTCTGATAGATTGTTTTGACGTCTTATCTCATTTACTATTTTAATGAGTATTCGATTATCAGATACACTGTTTACTATGTTTTTTATCCAGAACAACAGCATTATTAATATACGTAGTAATAAACTTAATCCAAGTCCGCCTAATGCGCCGCCTGCAATAAATGCTGTTACTGGACCAACTTCAGTGATAAACTTTGTATCCATTGGTTGTATTTTTGTACCTTCGCTGGTTTGCATCTGTTCGTAGATTTGTTGTGCTTTACTAACAAAAACTTCGTGCAGCAGTTGTTCAGCTTGATCAGGTTGTTCATTGACAATGTGCCAAACCACTTGTTCTAATTTGCTCGTGTCAGACATTGTATATGTTTCCAGTTATGTTAAAACAATATTTATTCGGTACTGGGAATTATGTCTTCATGATATAAGCAAGTGCATAGAACGGTGGAGTAATATCAATTGGCGTGCCGCTTCCGGTGTCACCTGTTATAGATCCAGTTGCTCCTCCAGTTGAATCCATATAAATTTGCAAGTCGCCACCGGTGGCGTTGTGGAAAGGATACTGGGTAGGACTTGTAGTGATGTCCCAGGAGTGATGGTGAGCTGGTAAATTATTAACTGACAGAGAAACTGTACTTGATCCGCCAGTGCTGCCCGGAGTGTATGTGGTTCCAGCACCCAGTACAAACTGGTTTCTCAAATCTGGAGTGCCATTGCTACCATCGCACAATACCCATCCGCTGGGTATTGTACCAAGAGCCCCACTCCATAACAATATCGAACCTCTGGGCACTAGATATGCCAGCAACCCAGCTGTTACATCCACATTACTGCCACCGGTTACCAGTCCTTGCGCATTAACGTTCACAATGTTATATGTACCAGCAGACACAACATCGGGTGCAGCACCGGTTACAAATCCATGATTGTTTACCACCACGCTGGTATAAGTTCCAGCCACTTGTAGATTTGGCAAGCTGGTGCTAACTATTGCAACATTGTCAACCACAGTGGCATTGCCACTAACATCTCCCACTATCTGCACATTGCTTATGGGATAGTAACCCAGGCTCTGCTGTATGTCATACCCATCTATGCCTATTTGGCCACTGATCACAATGCCGTTTGATGCAACAGTGACTTTGTTATAGCTAGCCGATGTTACCACATCATGTAATTTCACATTAACAGTTACATCTTTGCTGCCGTTTATGCTCACTGAACCAGTTGCATCTCCTCCAACTGACAGTGTAAATGGATTGGTCAACTGGTCAGCTTGAAACACAACACCAGTAAACTTGTAGGTGTTGACTGGGTCAGTGGCAAGAGTTATGCCAGGATATATGCCATTGGGAAATCTAGTTCCAAACTCGTAATTGATGTCATTGATCACTTGATTGTTGGGTAGCTGTGCTCGAGCAAGATACACATGACTAATTGCAGACACAATTACCCCATCGCTAATCAGCACATCAATGATGTCTGATCCCACCACCACTGTGGCTATGCCAGCTGATCCATCAGCTGGTGGCATGATAGCACGCCAGGTGTAACCATTGAATACCTTGAGAGTACCTGCAATGGTATCATACCACATTTGACCCTGCAAGGGATTTATTGGTGATGCAGTGTTTGCAAAATGCTGCATGAGATTGATCAAGTCTTGGTTGATACTGGAACCAAAGTTCAATGAATTTTTACCCACAAGCGTGAGGCTGGTGCTGGTGTTGTCCAGTGTGCTGTCGCCCAGTGTCAACAGTGGAGTGCCATCGCTGCGTTTGAGATTGTAAACCATTATAAGCCTCCGCCTCCTCCGCCTTCAGCTGCAGGAGAGCCATAAATTATTTCCAAGAAATCTTCTCTTACTAAATTTTCTAGATCTTTAGCAGTTCTCATTTTTTTCAGTTTGTTCAAATGACGCAGTGTGAGACGAGGTCCTCTACTTTTGTCTATTTCGGCTCGGTTATAATTGTCTTCAGCTGGATTATAAAATTCGCCTTGAAATTCGTTGCTGTCCATTGGTTAATGCACCTTGTTCATGCTTGTAGCTGCTGTTATTTAGACTGATTCTAACCCGGTACCTTCGGTGGCACTGTTTTGTAATTCATCGCTGCCGGGTCCAGGAGTGGTTGTGGCTTCTGGTGGTACTTCAGTGGGTGTGGGTTCTTCACCTGCGGCAGGTTCTGCAGCACCAGACTCATCAAATGACGGACGCACGCCCACACTGGTTAATCCAAGACCATTGTCACTCATGCTGGGTCGTTTGTTGGTGGTACTGACCTTGGAGGGATTTTCCTGTTTCCACATCATTTCGTTTTCCAGTATTTCGTCTTCGGTCAAGCCAAGATACTTGGACAGTGCAAATCTCTTGCTCATGTACTTGCCTGCATCACTGTTCATGATGGAAGTGAACACATTGATTCGTTCGCCGTCCAACTGCAGTTGACGATATTCACTAAAGCTTTGTGGAGGCCACATCTGCAACTCAAACAAGCTGCTGTCAATTTCAATACCTCTATTTTTGAGAAACATCTTAAATTCTCTGTCAAAAATAGGACTGGCAAGATTTTGCAGTCGCTGACAGTATTTGCTGAATCTAAATTCCTGTACATAGGCAGTGCCCACTTTGCCGTCACTGTACGCAGTTGTACCGTCATCTGGACCAGTGGGCAAATAGCTGCTGGGGATACCCAAACCTCTAATCATCTTGTTGTTGAAATACTTGAGGTCATCAATCACACCAAGATTTTCACCACCACCCAGTGTTTCAATTTTGGTACCCTTGCCTTCAGCATTGGTAGCCAAAAAGTAGTCGTCGTTGATGCCAATCGGGTTGTACGATGCATCAATTGCATTTTGTCCGCCGCCTGTTTTGTTGGGAATGCGACGCTGATATATTTCATTCTTGATTCGTTCCACATATTGCATGGCGCGAGCACCACTCAGGCTGCCCACGTCAATGTAGAATGCACGACGTTCGGGTGCACGCACAATACGATAAATGATGATGGCATCTTCTAGTAGATCTTTTTGCTTGTATACTTTGTAGATGCTTTCCAAGATACTGGTACCAAACGGCCACTGGCTGTCCAAGCCTTCACTCAAGCTAAAATGCACCACGTGCGCTGCATCAACTGCTTGACCAGTGCTGCTTTGGATAAATCTGCTGTTGCGGCTACCAGGAGAACGATTGCTGGATCCTGCACCGTAATTGACGGTGCCTGCACCTGCACCAGGGTTGCTGCTGCGAGGATATCCACCTGGGAAACTGAACTGGTCATGTATGAGCATGTTGGTACCCACCAAGCTCATGAGATTGAGATCAAGATCTTGAATCATGTATTGTTCAATGGTCTTACCCTTGTTTTCGTTAACAATGATTTTTTCCACTTTCACTGGATCAATCCAGATCATTTTGAATGTTTCTGGATCTCGTATGTAGACTTGATCTCCATACTTGAGCATGTTTCTAAATGTACGCCACAGTCGCTGCTGCCAGCGATTGATACTGCACCACTGACTCATTGTTTCTTTGATCAGCTTGATTTCAGTTTCGCTCATTTGGCCTTTGTAGACCACAGTGAATGGCTCGTTATCAATACCGTAGTTCTGTGTGGAAAAATCACTAATGGTGTCCAGTGCACGACTGACTTCGCTGTCTAGATCCATTTGTTCGTATTGCACATATCGTTCAACACGGTTTGGAGCGCCACTGTATACCTCAGGCAAATAGCTGGCATATTTGGCTGCGGTGCTGCCTGAACTGCTTGCACCGCCATCGGCAGTCATTTTTTCGTAATTTTGTATAAATCTATCTTGAGAATTTACAACTGTAAAATATTTGCGCCACGATGACATGGATGTAAGATGCCTATTGCTGTTTGAAAAGTTATTCTATCTATTTATTATTAAAATACAATAGTGTCACTTGACACCGTGCAATAACAATATATATTAGTAGTGTTAGTCAACACCAGCTTGTGTTAGGAACCCACATGAGTAGCTCCAACAACAACGACTCAGGTCACAACTCAATATTTATATTTCTGTTTCCCATCCTTCTTATTCTGGGATACTTCGTGTGTCTGATAAGGTGGCCAGTTAGTACCATTATTGTTACTATATTGCTTGTAATCCTTAACCAGTGTGTCCCTGACCCTCCAGAAGAATCCAGCTGGATTAATAATGCACCCATGGTGCATGTACAAGAAGTCTAGTATACTTGTCCTGACTTCTTGACTGCAGTAATCAAACGGTCATGTCCTGTGTCTGTTTGGTGATTAAGCACTTTCAGCTGATGGTCGCAACTGATTAATAGCTCAACCATTTGTTTGGTCATGTCCTGCATGCTCTTTTGATGTGCTGCGGTAGCAGCAGCTAGGTCAATTTTTTGTGGAGTATGTGCTGCAGTAGCAGCAGACGCAGCACCAGCTCCTCCAAATCGTCGAGCAATGCTTGATAGAACTCCACCTGCTGCTGCCGCTGCGGTGCCAACACCAAATGGCACCAGTGATGCTCCAACTGCTGCAATAGCTGGTGCCACAGCATACAATTTGCCTGGGTTAATCGTAGAAATGGTCATGAGTGACTGTGCTGCACCATGCATCACAGCCACAATTGAATCACCCACACTCTTGATCACCATGCCCACTGCATCACCTATTTTGGTAATTATTACACTTGCGCTGGCCAATCCGTCTCCGATGCCTTGGAACACCAATTTCATCATGCGGCCAAATGGTTCAAATGCAGGTGCAGCAATGCGCATGGCAAACGCCAAACCATTGATGGCCAATGTCACTGCTGCCAATCCAAGAATAGTCTCTGGATTTCCAAATGCAGCCAGGCCGCTGGCAACTCCCTTGAGTAGCCCACTGATACCGCCGCCCAGGCCTTTACCCAGGTCTCCAAGACCTTTACCCAAGCTGCTTAGAGAGCCACCGAGACCCTGAGAACCTTTTGCAGCAAGTCGATCAGCCCTGTTCTTGCTTGACCTTTTTGCACCCGGTAGTTCTGGCAGTTCGGGTTCGTCTGGTAATTCTGGTACTTCTGGTTCACCTTTCTTTTTGCGTGTGAGCAGTGCTTTTAAGAAGCCACCACCGTGTTTTAATGCTGCCCTCATGCCCAAGCCTGCTACCATGAGTGCAGAAAGTTGGGCACCGCCGGCAGCACCTTGTGCAATTTGATGAATCAATGGATTTTTAAAATTGCCATCCTTGTCCTGGGTATTACCTGCCGTCTTGTCTATTAAACCACCTAACTGTCCAATTGTGTTTATTATTTTAGACAAACCTTCCATTGGTCCAGTCAATGCATTCACCACACCAGTTAAAATTTGCAAACTTGATATCACAGCTGGTGTAGCAGAAATAGCAAACTTCATGAACTCTGTTTTCATTTTGTTGGTTGCTGTGTTGAATTCTTCCATTGCTTGGCGACGTTTTCGATCTTCCTCAATGGTCATTTTACCGTCGGCAGTGAGTCCTTTGCGTGCATTTTCACTAGCCATTTTGAGTTCCATCATTTGTCTAGCAGCATCGCCAATTGGACCAGGCAAAGTTGCAAACTTGCTCATCGAGGCAAGCATTTGCGGATCGCTTAATTTGTTACCAAATTCCTTCAGTGCTTCAGTGGGATCTCCTCCTGCTTTGGTTATTTCTCCAATTTTTTGAAATGCTTCAAATGTACCCGAAGTTGACAACAAATTGGCAAACTCTGGTCCAATTCCTCCCATGCCTCTGGCCAGGTAACCAATCAAGGGCTTTTGCAGTATGTCTGCACCCCGTTCACCAAACACACCCGAAATTGCTGGCAAAACCTTGCCCAGCATGTTTTCTCTTATTTGGTCAGGCAATGCAGCCAATGCCACTTGCATGTCAAGGTCAGTGAATCTTTTCTTGACAGATTCCTCAAGCTGTTTGCGACTCTCACCAGTTAGTGCCACAACTTGACCAAGCTCTCGCTGATACTTGTCATTGAGATTTACAATATCGCTGGTGCTTCTGTGTTGCAACATGCCAGTCATGCGCAGTGTGTCTGCGTAATTCAACAGTTCATCATCAGCTTCGGCTTGAGTTATACCATATTCGCTACCGCGTTTGCTCAGGGTGTTGAATTGAGTAATCAAACCGCTTGTGGCTTTGGTACCCAAATAATTGGTGGTTGCAGCATTTTTTTTCAGTATATTAGAATATTCTTCCAGCGATAATCCAGTACGATCAGCTTGTGCAGCAATTGCACGCATGGAAGTACCATATGTGATACCGTTTTCAGTGAGACCAACAAACTGCTTGTCTACCTCTGTGCTGTTAGCAATTAAACCAGCCATGAGTATTGCAAAACCTTCCAGGGCCAATGCCATTGGCCCAAGTAATACATGATTAATGTTGCCAAGTTCAGTTGAAAACTCACGTATCACATACAGTGAGCTGCCAACCACAGAAGCAGCGTCTAAATTGTGACTGAAAAGGCCAGATACCAGTCCTTGCAGTGCACTATGCGTTTCGGTAAAACGTTTTTGTTCTTGTTTTTCTTTTTCTTTATCGCCTTTATTATTATTCTTGTCTGTCTCTTTTGCTCGGCCATCACTTGTTTTGGCCGTGTTTTTAACAGTTTCGGTTAGCTCCTTGATCTTGTCTGCAACTTTGTCTTCGGGTTCTCTGGTCAGTTGCAGTTCAAGTAGTTTATTAGTTAATTCAACATTTTTACTCATGCCATGAAGAGTAGATTCGGTTGCCCAGTCAGGCAACACGCTAAGATTGTACTCTTCCTTAATATTGCCAGATTTTTTTACTACTTTAATTTCAGCCATGTGTTTTTTTTCAATTAAATGCACATATAAATACGTGCTGTTGCAAAACCCTGTTCAACAAATATTTAGTGAGAATTTTTCATGAGTCAAAACCCACTGCAGCGATACTTTAGACAACCCAGCCTGTATCTAACCCTGCCCAGCATGAACCGTTGGTACACTGCAACAGACATTGCTGCTGCTGAAAATGGTGAAGTTGCTGTATATGGTCTCACTGCCATTGATGACATCATGCTCAACACGCCAGATGCCATGCTAAACGGACAAGCACTGGAAAAGGTCATCAGCAACTGTGTGCCCAGTATTAAAAATGTCAAGAGCCTGCTGTTGCCAGATCTTGATGCCATATTTGTGGCCATCAAGCTGGCCACAACTGGTCAGGGTTATCCCATGGACCGCAACTGTCCCAAGTGTGCACACGACAACACACAGGACCTCAACTGCCAGCATGTGCTGGACAACATGACCTTTGTTGATAACAGTGATTGTTCACTGGAACTCAATGAGCTTAAAATATTTGTTCGTCCCTATACATTTGAAATGCGACACATTTTCATGCAGCGTCAATTTGAAGAACAAAATCTAGTGAATCAATTGTCAACTGAACTTGATGATTTTGCTCGCAGCAAGATCATAGCTGAGAGTGTGGAACGTTTGAGCAGGATCACATACGAACTTGTATCACGCAGCGTGGAAAAAATACAGCTACCCGATGGCAACATGGTCACAGATCATGATCAAATCAAGGAATGGCTGTTCAACATTACCAGCAGTCAAGCCGAAGCTGTGATCAATCAAGTCAACACACTAAACCAAGTGGGTGTGCAAAAAAACATACAGTTCACCTGTGCAGCATGTGCACATGAGTGGAACGAACAGGTGGAGTTTGATCCCATAAGTTTTTTCGGCAAACGCTGATGGTGGGCTCTGCTGAAGATATTCAGCAGATATTAAAAGCCATGCAGCAGAATAGAAACACAATTGAAGAAGAAATTGCCATGTTGGTGTTTTACATGGAAGGTGGACTGGATTTCAATGACGCATATGCACTGAGCTCACTGCAGCGTCAAAGACTGGCCAAAGTGATCGAACAACATTACGAAAAACGAGCTGCATCCAAAAGCATGCTATAACACCAGCTGTTGAATAGTCACACTATCTCATTATTAATCACATATCACTGTGTTTAACGAGTGCTTGTTTCACTGCGCACTTCGTTGTTTTGATGTCAAACTGCACTCGACAAGCTCGTTGGTTTGACATCAAATCTGATTTAATACCAATACCGTTTAACACGTTTCTACAACAACTGTGCATTACCAGCATTGAGTGTATGTTGTGTTGTTTTGTTTTGAACAATTAAATCTTTCTCAAATCATGCACTTCTTGATAGGACAGCCACAATACTCCCTGGGACAGGAAGTACCGTTAAGATGGCTCGTGGAAGATTTTTCACTTCTTGATGAGGCGTAGCTTACTCACAATCATATCCTACATGTTGTTTTCAACATGAGCTGGCGGAATACCTATTTCCAGCATGTGGACAAAATACTCAAGGACCAAGTCCTTTATTCGGTTATAGGATACGCACGTGGCACTGCGTATGACCCTAAGCCCCACATGATGCCGATTGCATTAGCATGCATGTGAGTTCCATTAAACATCCGAGACTAGATCAGATGTGGGAATCCTTTTTGACTTATTTGCGCAGTCTAAGGGCCTAGTCTAAGGACCTTGTTTCGTAATTACGACCTCGCCGTCGTACTTTGAACGGGTAGAAGGGTTACTACCATACAATGCTGCTATGTTAATGTTTACAACAATAAGTATTTGCAACTGATTGTGTCAATATAATTTACCAAAAAAAGTAAAAAACACATGAAAAAGCAGACAGCTGGGGCGAGCAACTGTCTGCTTAGTGAGGGAGTCAGCAACACAATGCGCTGTTGACTTAAATATTATTAAACATCTTGCACAGTATTGCAATTAAAATCAAACCTTAAATTAGAAAAGATTCTTTGTTTGACAACATTTACACAAACTTATACAATTGAACACATGAGATTATTCAACATTAGCGCAAGTACTTTGTATGTTAGCCGTCCTCTTGTGAATGCCCAGGATCTATACAACTGGGCCAAGCAGCAGGGATTTCCTGATATTTTAGATCCTCAGCACATGCATGTGACCATTGCATATAGTAGAAAATCGTTTGATATTTCTGTTATCGATCAACTGGTATCACGGGAGTTGCATGCACATTACGAACATGACAGACATGTGCAGTCACTGGGCAACAGTGGTGCAGTGGTGTTGATGTTTGGCAGCGATGACTTGCATGCAAGATGGCAGCACATTTGTGATTGCGGCGCCAGTTGGGACTATCAACAATACCAACCACATGTGACCATTACTTATAATTCAGTGCCGGCTGGTTTTGATACATCTGCAGTTGAACCTTTTGCAGACACATTGCTGTTTGGGCCCGAGCATTGGGAACCACTTGACGAATCTTGGTCACCTGGTGAAAAATAATAATCGTCATCACACTTGAGAAAATCATCAAGCTTGTAAATTACAAATTCTCGATATTGCAATGTGTTTGCTGCAATGGGTAACTGTAGCTGAACAAAAACAATTTCATCTACATTGTTGTATTTTACTATCAAGGCCATTAGCTTCTTGGCCTGTGCAGCATCTTGCAGGGCCTGTTTTAACCAACCATCCCACTGTGTGACCTTGTGGCTCATGATGCTTTGAAAGCTGGGAGCACTTTTATAGTGTTTGCACTCAATGGAAAACTTGAACAGCTTTGGACACACTAGATCGCCAAACACTGCATAGTCCAGATCATGTGTGGTGGTACGACGTTGATTGCTGCCTCCGAAAAACGACCCAGAATCTATGTTTCTGCGAAATGCGGTGCTGATTCCGGTCTTGAGTTGAAAACGCTTGCTCAACTGGTTGGCTATTTTGCGTTCAAAGGCGCTGCCTTTGTTTTTTCCATTTGTTGACATTGCATAAACACCATTAAGTACAGCGTTTATTTACAGCTAGTTTGTGGGGTTCCAGTCCCAATCAAACCTGCTGAAGTTGTTTTCTTTCACCACTGTGAGAATGTTTTCCACACGGTTCACCAGTTCTTCTCTGTGTGATATTACAAAAATATTTTTCTTACGTTCTCTAGCCATACGCTTGAGTATTTCCACTGCTGCTTCGATGCCGCTGGGATCAATACCGTTGTCCAGCACTTCGTCAATGAACAACAAACTCACAGCATGTTGGGTGTTTTCAAATATGTCTCTAAAGGCCATGCTCAAGCCCAGTATCAGTCTGGTGCGTTCACCTCTTGATAGATTGTCAAAGTCCAGTTCCTGCCCCAGCAAAGATATTTCCACATTTAGGTCACTGAGAAATACCACTTGGTGTGGTAAACCCAGTCTATTGAGATAGTCACTGAGTCTGCTGTTGAGATATGCAAGATTTTGATCAATGATGCTTTTGCGAATGAAACTTTCTTTGTTGGTCAGCAATCGCAATAGAAACTCCTGATGTTCTTTTTCCTTGACCAGTTCATTGAGATTGGCATAGTTGATTTCTTGCACAGTGCTCATCAATGATGCAGCTTGATCACTGAATGGATTTTTAGTTGCACATTCTCTGTCTAGGTCTTTTTGCAGTTGATTGATAGTGGTCTTGTGATCATGTGCTTGAGATAGGTTTTGGTAAAACACTGTGGGTGTTGGTATGTCGGCCATTGCCTGTTCAAGATCAAGTTTTTGCTTGGCAAGATTTTGAATTTCTTCAAGCTCGTTTCTAACTGCCATGTCCAGCACTGCAATCTTGTCTTCTAGATCCTGCTTGATCTGTTGGTGCCCATGTAGGTCAATGCTTTGATTGCAGGTGGGACACTTTTGTTCTTGTGCAAGTGCATAGCTGTTGAGATTGCTGTTCAGTTGAGCCTGCAACTGTGCAGCGTGTCTGCTTTTCAGTTGATGGTCTTTGGCAACTTGTGCAACACTTGACTTGAGTGTTTGGATCATGCTCAAGTCATGGTGTGCAGCAAGTTCAGCATCGATGTCTAAGTTGCCAAGATTGTCTATGGCAGTTTGCAAATTGGCAATGGTTTCTGCATGAGTTTGATTCCATTGACTCACTTTGTTTTGAAACTCAGTGATGGTGTTTTGAATTCTGTCGTTGCTTTGCTTGACAGTCTTGATTTGAAACTCTTCTTGCTCAGCAGCAGACTTGGTCAGTTTGACCAATTCTCTCAAGTTTTCAGCTTTTTGACTCAGCACTGTGATGCCCAGCAGTTCTTCAATGATTGCACGCTGCTTGGCAGCTCCCAAACTGAGAAAAGGTATGGTGTACGTGTTTAGTGCAATCACATGGGTAAACATGTCATGGGACATGCCCAGTATCTTTTCAATTTCCTGCTGTGTTTCTCTGCTTTCGCCTTGCGCTTCGTCGGTTTCGTTTTCATTGATGAATTTGTTGTCAACAAAAAACTTAAAGTACTGCGGCTTTCTTCCTCGTTCAATGCGATAGCTGTGACTGTCTTTTTCAAATTCAATGGTCACACTCATGTTTTTTTGATTGATCTTGTTGACAAGATTGTCTTTTCGTATGTTGGTAAGTGCTTGTCCATACAGTCCAAAACTGATGGCACTGAGCAAGCTGCTTTTGCCCACTCCATTGCGGGATCCATTACCGCCAAGATCTATGTTTTCGCCCAGTATGAGACTGAGGCCAGCTTTTTCCAAATCCACACATTGAGTAACTGCACCGATACTCATGAAGTTCTTCATGGTAACTGATTTGATTTTGAGCATGTTTGGCTGTTCCTAAAGGCTGTTGTATATGTCTACTAGACGCTGCTTGTCAATGCTGCTGCTGTCTATGGTATGCAAGTAGCTTACCACCATGGTGTCCACACTTTGAAAATTGATCTCACCATTTTCGCCATGTGTGATAGAATCCATGGTTTGATTGGGAATCAAAGTTATTTCCCGAGCATTGAGTTCGGTGAGCAACATTTCCTTGACAAATGTCATTTCTTCGTATGTTAAATCCACATCCACTGTGATTCTTGCATAGGTGTTTGCATCAACATATGCAGTGGGATTGCCCAACACATCACTGAGATTGGCAGTGCGATATTTTGGTGCATCCGGCCATGCTGCAAATTGAGGAGCATCTCCTGGCGTCCAAATCATCATGCCGCGTTCGTCATCCCAAGCATCGGCATAGTTGTGTGGAAACGTGTTGCCAATGTACCATATCTTGCCTTGGTTTTGACGTTTGTGAAAATGCCCGCTGAATATCATTTCTTGATTTTCAAAATGCTCGCGATTGAGCTGACCATGATCGGGCATTTCAACCATGGCATTCATTTTGAACTTGGGTAATTCAAAATGTCCAAACATGTATTTCTGTTTGACCCGGGTGACTTTTTTCCATTCTTCATTGGTGAGCCATGGTATGAATGCAAAGTCACCAATGGTGGTAATGTCTTCAATGGCATGAATATTGGGAAACTCCTTGATATAGGGCAAACTGTGTATTTCAAATTTGTCTCTATGAAACAAATCGTGATTGCCGATAATGAAAAAGAAGTTGTCAAAATAGTCGTTTAGCAGTTGCAACACATTGACACTGTAGTTGAGAGTGGATATGTTGATGGCTGCACGCACATGATGGAAGTCTCCAAGAAACACGCCGGTTTTGCAGTTTTCTTTTCGAGCCTGCTCAATGAACCACTTGATAAAATTTTCACAACTGGTGTTGTGTTCGCGACTGTTGTTTTTCAAACCCAAATGTATGTCTGTAAATGCTACAACTTTACCGAAGTCTACTTTTCGATTTTTGAGTTCTTGTCGCGTGGCCATCGATCACCTATTGAGTGCTGCCAAATAATACCACAATCGATGGCCACAATTCAACTTTTATGTTTTAGCAGATGCTTTTGCTTTGCGTTTGCTTACGGGGGTAACAGTTTCCTGAGGTTTTTCGCTGCTGGCAGTTTTGTCAGCTGTTGCAGCAACAGCAGCACGCTGTTCAAGTTCGTTGTCAGTTTGTCGGGTATAGCTGGGCATTGCACCATGCATGATCAGCAGGTCGTCGCGTATGTTTTGATTCTTTTTCTCCAAGCTGAGTACTCTCAAGAAACTGGTGCTCAAGCATGCAGTGTAGTATGAGAATGGATTGGGCACAGCTTGTTTGCTTTCGTCAAATTGCAAACCCACTTGACTCAACTGCACAAGAGCTTGACTTTTCATTTCATCAAGATAGGTGTAGCCTCGCCAGTTGCCTCTATGTCCATATTTCTCCACCATTTCAATAAACATCAATGCCAGTCGGTTGGTCATCTTGCCGTGTGTGGTACAAAATTCGCCATTTTTTTGATGGCTTTTTCCCACACATACAAATTCTCCATTGCTGTAAATGAAATGTTGAAATGGTGGAAAATTACAGCGCATGTGTGCTTCGCTAACACTTTTGGCTCGACCAACTTTGTCTGGATTGATTGGTATATGGTTATGTGTCATCAATCTAATAACAATACCGTTCATGGGAATGTCATCAAGCGAAATGCTGGGTTTGGGATTTTTAACCCCTTGTGCAACCAATTCCTTTTTTCTTTTTGATATGGTATCGTCGAGCTTTTTTTGTCGAGCTTGGTCCAGTCTTTCAGGAGTAGCATCTGCTAGATCTGTTACGATAAAATCATAATCACTATATTTGGCTTCGGTAAATTCGCTGTAGCTGTTTTTGCTTTTGTGTATTTCAGCTAATAGGTCTTTATTGGTTAAAAATTTTACTGGTTTTTTTACTGGACTTGATGATGACATCGTTTTCCTTACAATATACAAATACTTGTTATGATATTGTATTAATTTAAGAAAGGTCAA